TTTTGAGTTAGTGAATCCTGAGTGGAAGTTTCCGTATCACATTGTTCACTTGAATAGAACTAGTGGTGCTTTGGTTGTCCCTAAGATGACATTCCACCGTTCTATGTCTGGTGAAGAAGGATCGATCGTGATCAATCAGGCAGTTCGTGATAATGAGTTTAATCCAGATACAGAGTTTATTCCCGTTTCTGCTGCAGAAAATGAATCTCTGTATAATATTTTGAGACATGAAAAACCAGTCATTCACAATATAGGAGAATAGATCATGCATGACTTTTTGGATAACCTTGGTGCTCATCAGTATGAAAAGATGATCAATAAAAAAACTGCCGAGAAACAACAAGAAAGTCTTGCCACATCAATCCAAGACCTGTATTCTGGTATAGAAGAATTAGACAACCAACTCAAGGATGGCCGAGACAGAACTGTTTCCACATGAATCGTTTCCTTATCGACTCGATCTAAATGACAAAAAAGACAAACGAGTTTGTTGGTTCGAGTGTAAGGAACATGCGGACAAATACATCAAGAGACATAATCTTAAAAAGAAAGATTACAAGTTGACGGTTAAGAAATGATTGAACTCACATTGGTAACTTTATTAAATAGTGTAGCGACTGAATTTTGTGCATATCGTGACAAAGGTAACGATACTCTCAAATCAGTTCTTCTTGCCTATAGCTACGCTAATGAAAAATATGGTGGAACTCAAGTGAGGAAAGTTGTTAGGGGGTCTACAGGCATTGGTGCTTTAGCTGTCGCTACAGTCGCTACTAAATGTCCAAATCACTTGTAACTAAATGCATGAAGTAACAGAACGTCCCTGGGGTTCATACGAACTAATATATGAATCGAGGGATGGAACCTATAAGGTAAAGAAAATTATTGTAAATCCGGGACAATCATTTTCGCTTCAGTACCACGAACATCGACACGAACACTGGATTATGGTTGAGGGTACTGGAGTAATTAACAACGGAGAAACAGTTTTAAAATGTTCTGTTGGGGATACATTTAATATTCCTGTAAAACAGATTCATAGAGCAACTGCTGGTGAGTTTGGACTATCTTTTATAGAAGTCCAAAGAGGTTATTGCGACGAAGAAGACATTGTACGTTTGGAGGACAATTATGGTAGAGCAGGCACAACAAACTGAAACTAAAAGAAAAGCTCGACTTGAAGATTCTCTTGGAGGGACTATTGAACCAAACGTTCCAGACGATGTAGAATGGATTGATGATGCCTTCTATATTAAGAAGACCCGATTTGGTATGCATACGAGTATTTTAAAGGAACCTTTTGGTGCCCACTTCATTACTGGTATGGATTATGAAGTAGTCAAGGATATGACTCGATGGCATTTGAAGTGTCTTCAGGATGGAACTCTTGATGAGACTTCAAAAGTTGTAAATAGTGGTGTTGTAGGAGGCAAACTATGAAACCGACTGAAAATTACGAACAACTGATTGAACGGTTCACTAAAAGAACTTTTCAACTTCGTGCCAGAGCAGGCGAATTGAAAGAAGCATATGATGAGTATGTAAAAATTCAAGAAGATTTGAATCGTCTTGTTGGATCTCTTCAAGCAGTAGAGTATCTTGCATATGGTAAACTGCCTGGTGACGGCAACCATGATGGTATGAAAAACCACAAACCACAGGATTAAATTCTAACAATGTACAATCCCAAAGTTGATGACTATGTGATCTGGAACACAACTCCTCAACCCTTGGAGGGGTGGGTTTATTTTGTTTCCGACTATTATATTACTATTGAGATTGGTGTAAAGTGTATGGATGAGAACACCAAACACTGTTCGTTACATGAAAAAACTCATACACTTGTACTTTGTTTTCCAGAAGAGTGGAAGAATCTAGAGTATATTAAAACTAGAGTATCCAAATATTCTGATGAATGTTATAGTCAAATACCGGAGAGATATTGATGGCAAGAATGCGTGACCCATTAAAGTATGGGTTCTATGGTGTTGATTATGTTCTCTGGGGTAAAGATAGAGTTGCTTGTTACTTTGATATGACTTCCGCACAGGAGGGTATGATGTCCATGATTAAACGTGGCGTTGATGTTAAAGGGATGAGAGAGATTAAACTGGATGAAAAAGAGTAAAAGTGCCTGGAGAATCTGGGCAAAAGCACTAGGAGCAAAGGAGGGAAAGAATGATAGAGAAGCAGATATTATTGCTGGCATACGCACCTTTATTCTTATTTGTTATATGGTTACCAATGTGGCTATTGTTGCCAACGCTATACGACACTGGAATGATGGACCACCTATAAAGATCTATGTTCGAGACCATTCTGCATAGATTCTATGATTACTATCCCATCTTAAATCTACACACCCAAATCCAAACTGTTTTGAAAACTCTTTGTGACGATCAAAAGTCCACGGAAAAAATTCAATTTGTTCACAGTCTTTATGCTGGTGATCTTTTCTACCTGGATTGGATCTCCAGTATATTCTTGCTTCTGGTTTTAGTAGGTTTACGACACAACTTATTTCTGATATAATCTTATCATAAGATCCAAAGTTTAAACTTCCTAGACAAAAAGCAACATCAAACCTCTGTTCGGTTTTGAATTCTTCTATTGTTACTTTATAGTCGGCTTGATCATACGCGGGATCTATACCAATTAAGTTCTTTATTTTCCCTTTAAATGGGTTTGGTCCACAACCCACATCCAAAACCCACTCATCATCACAAATATTATCAATTAAGTTCCAACCGCAATAAAAATATTGTGATATGTTACTCTTCCATTTGTGTGCAAAGTATTCATTTAATTGCTCTTGATTCATGAAATTGCCTGATAGGATATTTTTTACCGGAGTTCCTGGATCTCGTTGGAGTGGTATAGCTCAGACTTTAGAGAAGATGTCTGGCATGAATACTTCTGATCGTACTCCAGAACGTGAGTTTATACATCACCGTTATAATGGACATCGTGGTGCTTATTTTGGGCCAGAGATGGAGTTTGATACGATTCTAGATGCAGATTATATTGATCAAGCTTGGTCAACTCCTGGTGGATGTAAGTTAATTAAGAGTCACGAGTGGTCATATTATCTAGGTAATATACGAAAGTTGTTTCCAGATGATTTGATCATGATGGTCTATCGTCCAGACATGGTTAGTTATGCATGGTGGCATGAAGTGGGAGGATTTCAAATTAAGTATCCAAACTATTCTGCATATAAAAACAGTGGATACCTGTTTAATGAAATCATGAAACAAAATTCTGCAATCTTGGAGTTTGGTATGCAGCATAAATGTAAATGGGAATACTTCACTTCTGACTGGATTGAAGAAAAATTTGATCAGAAGGTTGTTGTAGATAAAACTTTCTCAGACATTTTGGTGACATTAGTATGAACGATAATATTTTAATAGGACATTTGGGTTGGGATGGTTGCCACTTCTTAGGTTCTTGTCTCACCATGAGTGATGAAGTTTACTTCAATCATCACACTCTTCGTGGGAAGGTAGAGTATTTCTTTAAAACAATGTCTACTATTGCTAAGGTAGATCAAAAACCTGTTTGGTCTGATGTTCACATGTTTCATGGTAGTTCTTATCAATCAAATGGATATATCCATCATCGCAACTTTTTTGTGAATGATTTTGATCAAAAGTTTGAACAGTTTTCCGAAGATCCCAAACAAAAAACTTTAATATCTAGATTACATGTACCAATCTACTATCCATTATCTGATATGTTGAAGAGGGATGTGAGACATCCTGTTGCAGATATGTTTAGATCTAAGTATTTCATTTGTCTTGTCAATACAAAACTTTTTGCAGCACTAAGAAGTATAAAAATTGAACATGATAATATGGATCCAGATAGTTGGGATAAGGACTTCGCGCCAATTCCTGATATAAAATGGTACGATGGCCCAATAACTGATGTAGATAAGATAACAAATTCAACAACTGTTAGTGGATTCCAAGAGTTATCAAAAGAACTTCAACAAACTATTAAGTCCCACTGTAATAGTAATGTAGATGATCTCTTTAATCTTACAGAGGTACATAAAACTGATAATGATCTGTTAAAAACTCTCATCACTCATCAATGGGATTGTAACTGGTTCTTAAATGAAGATGATACCATTGAGAACCTTAAGATTCTTTATTCTGAAATGAATCTGGGTACATTGAATGAAAAATTAATTCGTAAGATGTATAAAATGTGGGTTCAGAAAATGGATTATCTTAAAAACTGGTACATGGGATATGAATCTGATGACGTATCATTTCAGGCCCATTTACCACCAAGTGAGTTTTTCTCAACGGACAGATGCACTAACCATGCATAAATAAAAACAAGTCGATTTATGAAAACTAAAATGTTAACTGGAAAAGAATTCGTAGCTAAAATCAGAGAGGGCAACACGGAACTCTTTGCCCAGTCCCGTGAAAACGTTCGTCGTTTCTTCGCTTCTAACCCAAGTAAGGAACACATGGTAGAACACTTCCGTGGACGTATGGTAAACGAAGCAGCAAATATGAAAGCAATCTCTGCAGAGATCGCTGCTGCTCCTGCATCTATGGATGTAACCGAGTTAGAACTTCTCACCAAACAGGCACAGGACGAAGCAAAACACTTCCGCATGGTTAAGGAAGTCATTGAACACATCTCTGGTGAAGAACTAGATGTTGCTGCTGCATTTGCTGCTGAAGAAGCTGCACCACAGGCTAAGGGTGCATCACTCCTAGACAAGTATGAGGCATCTTCTGACCCTGCTGCACTTGCTGCATACCAACTCGTCGCTGAGGGTCGTGCAGAGGCGGTATGGTATGAAATGGCTGAGTGTGTCGAAGATGATTTCATCTCTTCACGTTATGCTGCAATCGCTAAGGACGAGGGTTTCCACTCTAACATTGGTGGTTGGAAACTAGAGAAACTGGTTGAAGGTGCTGCAGATGTTCAGGAACGCATTCTTGCAATGGTAGAACAAATGCGTTATGATCTTCTTGAGATCAGCAATAAGAACACTGCTATTGCTGTCTGATCTGAATTTATTTTGTAATGAAAAAATTGGTAATCCTTACTGGACCACAAGGATCTGGAAATCATTTGTGGTCCAAAATATTTTCTTTACATCCACAGGTGTTTGGATGGAAAACTCTTCTCGATAATTATTGGGAAGCTCATAGATTTGCAGAACCTTTTTGTGAGTATTGGAAAGATCCATCAAAACTAAAAGACTTTGATTGGTCCACTCACGAGTATTTCTTCACAAGTGTTAGTGTCCCACTTGGTATTCAGGAGAAAAAGTGGGAACCAAACATCATGCAATTCTCTAGAGAAGTAGAAAAACAAGGCATTGAAACTCAGATACTGGTAATTGGTAGGGATCAAAATATACTTAGACATCAACAGGATCGTCTCAGGAAAGAGAGTACTCTTCCGTTGTTTATGAAACAACTCCCTAACTTTCCTGATGTTACTTTTTTAAGTTATGAGTTACTATATCTTTACAAGAGATATTATCTCCAAACTTTAAATGTGGGCATACCTATTGCTTGGTGGGATCCTCGAATAGATGAAATCCTGACGAAGGATCCCAATGATAAGTACGTTCATCATGTTGATGAGTACTTTTTGGACAATTGCAATAAGACTGGCATCTCTCTTAAATCCATATGAAAAAACTTGTGATCATCACAGGTCCACAGGGATCTGGAAACCATTTCTTTAGTAGAGTTTTTAGTACACATCCAAAAGTAGGTGGATGGAAAAGTCTATTGGATAAGTATTGGGTTCCTAGTGATGAAGAATACTTTGCAAAGTATTGGGTACATCCAGAAGAGTTATCTGGTAAAGATTTTGGAGGTTATGATTATTGGTTGGCGAATGTAAGTTGTCCCTTCTTTTATGATGGTGAACGGTATGTTCCAAAGATTAGAGAGTTTGCAGAGAAGGCCAGTTCTCTTGGAATCGATGTTCAAATCTGTATTATTGTAAGAGACCAGAACATTAATTGTGAACAACAAAAAAGGGTTCGTGGAGAAGTTACTCTGGGAACAGCAATGCATTATTATCAGAATGAAATAATGGGAAGTGGTTTTAAAGTACACTTTTTAGACAATGAAGCATTCTTTTTACATAGAAATTATTATCTCAAGTGGGTTAGTAAACTCCTAGATTTTCCTGTTGATTATGATAATCCAGATATTTTTAAATTTATTTCGGAAGACCCCAACAAGAAGTATGTTAAATATGTTGATGAGTATTGGCTAGACAACCAAGTCTGGGACGGAATTAAATCTAAAAAGGATAGGGTCCAATGAACACCGTACCGATGAGTGAGAACAAAACCTTTTGCATGGCACCTTGGGTTCATATGAACGTCGCTCCTAATGGAGATGTTTACCCATGTTGTTTGATGCCCTGTGAAGATCCAGATGAAGAAGGATCTTTTAACCTGACTCAAGTTTGGGAAGATGAAACTAGAGAAAGTGCCCTAGAAATTATCTCTACAGAATGTAGTGGCGAGTCTAGAACATTTGGAATGGGTTCTTTGATGAATGAATCGCTGAAAGAAATCTGGAATAATGAGAAGATGCGAGGACTTCGCAAGAATATGTTATGTGGAAAGAAGTCCAACTATTGTATTACTTGTTATAAAGAAGAAGAAGTTGGCCACGTATCTGCAAGACAGAATATGAATCATACTTATTCTTCACACTACAAGTATGTTAAAGAAACAAAAGAGGACGGCACATTTGATAGATTTAATTTAATCTATTGGGATTTTAGATTTAATAACGTCTGTAATTTCAAGTGCAGAATGTGTGGACCTGGATACAGTAGCTCTTGGGAACAGGAAATGCGAAAAGAGTTTAATATTCCTGGAGAATATCCACAGGTTGATATACAAGGAGTTCTTGAAGATATTGAACCATTGTATGATATTGTTGAAGAAGTATACTTTGCTGGAGGAGAACCTCTAATTGCAGACCACCATTACAAAATTTTGAATAACTTAATTCAACGGGGTAGAAATAGGGAAGTTAGAATATCATACAATACAAACTTTAGTACACTAAAATATAAAGATTATGATGTTCTTGAGTTGTGGAAACAATTTCCAAATCTAGCAATTCAAATAAGTTGTGATGGTATAGAAAAACGAGGTGAGTTAATTAGAAAAGGATTTGATTGGCAGAGATTCTTAGATAATTATAAAAATCTTAGAAGTAAATTCCCAAATCAGAGACTATCAATTAACTGTGTTGTGCAGATATTGAATAGTTTTCACTTTATTGATGCACATAAAGAGTTTTATATGCGTGGAATAATCAAGGATTGGGATGACTTCAATCTATGTCTTCTGCATACGCCCGATTACTTGTCTATTACCTTATTGGATTCCGAAGCTAGAAAAGTATTGGGAGAACAAATTAAGTATCATATCAAGAATTATCTCGTACCTGCAAAAGCAAATAAGTCGATCAATCAGTACATGTCTGTTCTGAAACTTTTATCTGCTGATAAAAATGAACATCTGATTCCAACGTTTAGAAAGTATATGCATGGATTGGATGTCATAAGAAATGAAAATTCTCTAGAAGTTTTTCCAGAACTGAAAAGGTTTTTGACTGATGATTAATAAGAGAAAGATAAAACCAAGAGGTGAAGTTTTTTGTTGTGCCCCTTGGTTGGCATTAGATATTAGACAAGATGGTGAAGTTAAACCATGTTGTGTTTCTGAATATACTTACGGTGATATAAAAGAAAAGTCTCTATGGGAAATTTGGAACGATGAACCCATAAGAAAATTTCGTGAGGACATGGTAAACGGGACTCCCCGCAAAGAGTGCCAGGTGTGTTATAACAATCAATCAGCAGGGAAGAGTTCTTTGAGACAGGACTTCAATCACGATCTCTTTCGTCGGTATAAGGAATTTGTATACGATACTAATGATGACTATACCGTAAACACACCAGGATTTATCTGGTGGGATTTGAAGTTAAGTAGTAAGTGTAACTTCAAATGTAGAATGTGTCACTGGACATCGAGTTCTAGTTGGGAACAGGAAGTCTTTGGTAAAGTTTCTGGTAGATGGGATGCTGCAGAAAAAACATATGAAGAGGTTGAACCATACATTGAAATGGTAGACAGTCTATATTTTTCTGGTGGCGAGTCCCTAATCATTGATGAACATTGGAAAATTTTAGATAAACTTATTGAATTGGGTAGAAATGATAAAGTTGCCTTAGCTTATAATAGTAATTTTAGTAATCTTTCCTATAAGGGTAGACATATTTTTGATACTTGGGATAAGTTTACCAGTGAAGTTCAACTTCATGTCAGTGTTGATGGCATTGGTGCCAGAGGAGAACTAATTCGAAAAGGATTTAATTGGGAAAGGTTTGTGTCTCATGCCAAACAATTTAGAGAAAGGTATAAGGACAGAGAGGAAACCCATCAGATACATTTTGATTGTACCGTACAGGCTTTGAATATATTTGAAGTCACTAAGTTGCATCAGGAACTTTACAATAGTGGTTTGATGAAAGATGTTGATTTCTTTTTCCTTAATTTTATGCAGACTCCAAGAGAACAGACAGTTTGGATTCTAGATAAAAAAACAAAAGAAGAAGCAAAAGAAAATATAAGAAAACATATCGAAGAGTTCTTAATTCCCAATGAGGCAAAAAGATCTATCAGTTTTTATAAAAGTCTTCTTACTTACATCGATTTGTATCAAGAAATAAAATTACTACCCCAGTTCTTAGATTCAATGAGAAGATTTGATAAGATAAGAAATGAGAATGTTATTGAAACTTTTCCAGAGTTCCAAAGAATTTGGGATATTATTAAAGTTAAACCAAAGACTTGATAGAATCACTAACCTGTGTTATACTGTGGGGTGAACTTACCGAATAAAACTATGACTAAGAGAACATTCGTTGTAAAATCTGGTGATACTTGGGAGTGGGAAGAGACTAAGGAGACTACCCAAGCCCTTGCCAAATATTGGAGAACTGTAGCAGAAAACAATACCAACGATAAAAAATGAAGACCAATCCTTATTGGTTCTTTGAAAAGTGGGGAGTTAAGGAAGAACCACCAATAAATTCTATTCTTGAAAGATTGGAAGAACTTGAAAATCGAGTCAAAGTGTTGGAAGAAGAAAACGTATCTCAAAGTAATGCTTTGTATGAGGCATGGAACTCTCTTGATGCTCGTATAGATATCCTAGCAGAGAATAAAATCGATGTATGAAGAACTAAATTGCTTTGAAGAAGCACTGAAACACTTTGGAACTAGAGTTGAAATTATCTGTGCCATGGAACTTGGTGGTAGAATCAAGGCTGAGGATGCTTACCAGATGATTAAAGAGGAGATGAAGGAAGTGAAGAAGTGTCGTAAGAAGTTCAACAAACGGGAGCAATGTTGAGTTATAAATACTCAAAAGGTATGATTAATATCCATAAGTAGGTTATGGCAACAAAATTAACACCAACTGGAATCCAATTTAATGACACTACCACGATAGATACAAGAACTTGGATTTTCCAATCAAATACAAGCTGGATTTTCTACCAAGCCTCAGCGCCTACAGGATGGACTAAACAAGTTCATAATGATAAAGCACTAAGAGTTGTTTCTGGATCTGGTGGATCTTCGGGTGGTTATACTGCATTTTCAACTGTTTTAAGAGACGCATTTCTTTATCAAGGAACTTTAACTACTACTGACGAAACTGGACTTTATAAATTGGGTGAGGGTGGAACAGGTAACACTGAAATGCCGTTCCACTCACATCCCACTGCCGGAATAACTCTATCAGCAGTTCCTGCAGTTTATAACCCAGATGGAAGTTTTAATTATTGGAACGGCGGCGATGTTGGAAGAGCTGCTAACTATGGGAATAATGGAGGATTTCAACGATCTTATCCATCAAGTACTTATGGACCCACCTCACCTGCAGGCTATGGTCATAAGCACCCAGTTTCTGGTAGTGGACCCCTTTCCACCCCATTTACCACAGGAGTTCAATACATTGATGTTCTTGTCTGTACTTTCGATGGATAAATACTTCAACAATACGGTTGTCTAAATTATATAGAATATGGCTACTTTAACATCTTCTGGAATAACATTTAGTGATGCCTCTACTCTAGGGTCTAAGTATGGAATTGTTCCACAAAATTCTGTATCTGTTTTTTATCAAGCAAATGCTCCTACTGGTTGGGTTAAATCAACCGCCAATAATGATAAAGCACTTAGAGTTGTAAGTGGAACTGGCGGCGGAACAGGAGGTACTACTACATTCAGTGGTATATTTCCAACATCCCTTCGACCAGTTTCTCAACCAAGTGTTCCAATGACAGGTATTGCCGGTAATCATACTTTGACAAATCCTCAAATTCCTTATCATGAACACAGTAGTCCTGCTGTTACGTTGAGTTATACTGGAGGAGGTGATGTTCAGTATGGCGGTGGATGGAGTCGTAATTCCACCTCCACCGGCAATCAGTCAACTGGCGGCAATGCTCATAGTCACCCATGGGCTGGTACTTGTAATTTCACTGGATCCTTTGATATGAGAATCTTGTACATGGATGTTATCGTGTGTAGTTTCAGTTAATCTGTGGTATAATACAAAATATTATTGTTTGTCATATGAAAAAAAATCAATCTGGAAATTTTTGTCCTCTAATTAAAAAAGATTGCGTAGAACACAAGTGTTCTTGGTATATGCATGTTAGAGGAATGGATCCTAATACGGGACAAGACGTTGACCATTGGGCTTGTGCCGTTTCTTGGATGCCCATGTTGACAATTGAAAACTCTCAACAACAACGACAAACTGGTGCTGCTGTTGAATCTTTTAGAAATGAAGTTGTGAAATCCAATACTGAGAACAGACAACTATATATTGAAGGCCTTCAACAGAGTGGCATTATGCCAGTTAATGTAACTTCTCTAACTAGTACAAATACTAATACTCTACCACAATCAAATTCAGGAGAATAAAATGAAAGTAACAATTATTCCTTCAGATTCTGTTGTAGCCGTTGATGGTGTTGCTTATTTTAATATTGATTTATCTTGGATTCCTGATTATGAAGAAAAAACAATTCATGCAGTTCACTGGGATGATGAAACTGAAGAGGGAGAGATCGAATTTGTTGGACCCGCACAACCACTTCAAACTAATGTCTTTGGTATAGATGGATTTTGTGTTTTTACAAAGGCTCTTAGTCAGTGGCAAGAAAAGAGAGATCAAGAACTATCTTTTATAGAACAAGAAAGAATTGCAGAAGATCAAAGGAAAAAGCAAGAAGAAGAGTTGCGTCAAGCTCAGTTCCTCGATTTTAATAGAGAACACTTATCCTACACTCCTAGAGAGGATGATGAAGAGGGGGAAGATGTAGATACAGATACCGAGGCAAGTGCTGAAGAAGGAGAGGATGACCTTTTCTATGATATTGAGGAACTTTTAAAAGAAATTTAAATTTTATTTTTTATTATGAGAAAAACTTTAGAAGAAAACAATTATGTCATCTTACATGACTTCATCTCAAAAGAAAGATCATCTAAACTTTCCTTTGAGTTTGCGGAGTATTGTAAAGAGAACAATATAGGTGGAGATCCACAAGTTCCAAATTCATTCTCTACTTATAATTATATTCCCTTTCTAGAACTTCTTTGCGAAAAAACTCCTGAAGTTTCTACAGCGATCGGTGAAACTGTCTTACCCACCTATTCTTATGCCAGAACATATAAGAATGGTAACGTATTAGAGAAGCATACAGATAGAGATGCCTGCGAAATTTCACTGACTCTCCATCTTCATGGCGATCAGTCTTGGCCTATATGGATTGAGACGCCAAATGGTAAAGAAGTTAAGGTGGATCTTAACCCAGGAGATGCTATGGTCTATCTTGGGAAGAAGGCTCCACATTGGAGAGAAGAGTATGGTGGAGAATACTACACTCAGGTATTTTTGCATTACGTTAGAAGTCGTGGAGATTGTTCTTATGCTTACTTTGATAAATTGCAAGAAAATACTAAACCTATTGAGGAAAAACCAGTTGTAGAAGAGACTCCTCCAGAAAAAACAGAACAGGTTGCTTCTGGTGGTAAATGTTTAGAAGACTATATTTTTACCATGGAAAATATAGTTCCTGAAGAACTGTGTGATAGAATATTGGAAGAATATTGTAGTAGTGATGATTGGATACAAACTAGTGTAGGTAGTGGTAATGTCAACACTGATATAAGAAATTGCGATGCGATTAATATTTCACAGGATATCATAATTAGTAAAAATTTTGAAGTAAGAAAAAAAATAGATGAGGATTTATTTGTTTGTGCTTCAACTGCGATTAATGAATATAGAAAATTATTTTCGGAAGTTGCTTCAGAGATTGATACTGGTTATGGTTTGTTGAGATATAAGGAAGGTCAGTTTTATACTCAACACACAGATTCATTCAAGGCTGAACAAAGAACAGTAAGTTGTTCTTTTTTACTCAATGATAACTATGAGGGTGGTGAGTTTGCATTTTTTGATAGAGAAATTATGATAAGAGGTGGTAAAGGATCTATCGTGATGTTCCCTTCAAACTTTATGTTCCCTCACGAAGTCATGCCAGTAACTTCAGGAACTCGTTATTCTATTATTACTTGGTATGTCTGATAAACTCAAAGGAATTCCAACTATTTACTATCTAAATCTAGACTCAGAAAAAGATAGAAGAAGATACATGGAAAAACAATTTGATAAGTGGAATCTCACAAATGTGACGAGATTCTCTGCATCAAAGTACCTAGTCGATGACTATGATAGTTGGAAAGACATTTTGCATTTTCCACAACTTATTAGAAAGAGATCACATAAATTAACGGCTTCCATTACTCTCTCTACTTTAGAGATGATCAAATATTGGTTAGATACTACTGATGAAAAATATTTGATCCTTTTTGAAGATGACTATGATTTAAATTTGATAGATTATTGGCATTTTGATTGGGAATATCTAATGAAGACCATTCCTTATGATTGGGACTGCATTCAACTTGGATTTGAATCTACTAGATATATTAAATTTTTCTTGCATCCAAAAGATCAGGAAAGTTTTTATGGGCCAATGTTAATTAATAGACATTTTGCTCAGAAATTAATTAAATTGCATTATGTCAAAGAAAAGTACCTGTTGATTCGTAAGTATGGAAATAGTAATTTTAGCCATAACTATAGGGTTGTTTCTCTAGATACTTTTATTCCATTTCTTGGCAAAACATATCAAATACCGTTGATAACTCAGAATCCTTATCTGGATAAAGTTCCGAAGAAACATCATTTCCTCTGTAGAGATATTTACTATAATTGGTGGCAAAATAAGAGAGATAATTTTTCTTTAGATGATTTTTTCTCTTATGGGAAGATAAATGATGGTGAAATGGTAGAATTTGTGAGAATATGACCAAGTTAGATGGTCTTCCGCCAGTATATTATTTCAATCTAGATCACAGAATAGATCGGAGAGAACACATAGAGAAACAGTTCTCCGACTATGGAATAACTAACTATCATAGAGTCAACTCTTCGAGATATTCTGTAGAGAACTACGAAGAATGGAATCCAAAAGTCATAACAGATAAACTTCGTACAGAAGTGTGGTTTCTTGCTACACTGATAGATAGGATTCATGGTATAATTGATTGGTATAATTCTAATGAGTCCGAGACTTGTCTGATAGTTGAGGACGATTTATGTTTTGATACTGTTGAGTATTGGAACTTTGACTGGAAAACTTTACTCGATAGTTTGCCTTGTAATTGGGAGTGCGTTCAGTTACATATTATTGGTGAGAACTTCATTAAGATGAATCTTTCCAAGTGGACACACAATAATCATTCTACAGGATGTGTGTTGATCAATAGATCTTACGCAGAGAAATTGATTAAACTTCACTGCGAGAATGGTAAATTTAAATTATATTCCAACTATGGATACAATAAAAATTGGCCAGACTATCACTACCAGTCTGTAGATTTTGTTCTATACCAGATAGGAGTCACTTATTCCATACCAGTTTTTACTACTAACTATAATTTTATAAGTGATGGTCTTAGAAATGGAAATGTAAATGTTATGTCTAAGACCTGTGATAAATTAGTTCTCTCTTGGTGGAAAACTAAATCATCACAATACACCTTGGATGATATCTTTTATTTGAATTCGCCCAAAAGAAAACAATTGATATTGAAAGTTAATCATGAATCTAAAAGATAAACTCAAAGGACTTCCTCCAATTATTCTGGCAACTATTGATGAAAGACCAGACAAGAGAGAGTATGCGGAGACTCAATATGATTACTGGGGAATCAAAGACTACACTGTAGTTTCTGGATCCAAGTATCAACTCTCAACTTATGAAGATTATTGGAAAGATCTAGTTGTCTTGAATCCTTTTCCTGAAGGATACAAGAGAAAGAACTGGCACATTGCAGAACTTTCTATAACTGTTGCTCACCTGGTAAACATCAAGAACTGGTTGGAGACAAGTAGTGATCCTTATGTAATCATCATGGAGGATGATTATGATCTAAGTTTTATCGAACATTGGCACTTCGATTGGGAATATCTCATGAATAACATTCCTTATGATTGGGACTGTATTCAAATGAGTTTTGAAAATGAGAAGATGGTTCCTTGTTTTCTTCATCCAATTCTATCTGGACATGATACAGGTGCATCACTAATTAATAGGAGATATGCAGAAAAGATTATAGACTTGCACTATAAGGACGGTAAGTTTGATCTTTCTCAACAACATTCCAATTATAAATGGTCTTATGCTGGATTGAAGATGCCCAATTTCACTACAGATTATTTTCTTGGTCACAATGGAAAGACCTATTGTTTACCTTTGATTTCTGTTAATCAGAATCTAGGAAGTTGGGCTCAGAATATTGATAGACAAAAAGAAAGAAAAGATCTGGAGTTTTCTTATAAAGCATATAAGAAATGGTGGGAAGAACTTAGAGATCAGTATACGTTGGAAGAATTCTTTACTTATGGAAAACCAAATGATAAAATAATAACACCGAGGGATTTCGAATGAATTTAAAAGATAAATTAAAAGGATTCCCTCCCATTAGACTACTAACTCTAGATGAACGTCCAGATAAAGTAGAGTATACTGAAACTCAATACGATTACTGGGGAATCAAAGACTATACTAAGTGTTCTGGTTCTAAGTATCAACTTTCCACATATGAAGAATGGAAAGACTTGGTAATTGTTAATCCATTTGATGACTGTAAGACAAGGGATGGTCACATTACCGATATTAGTATTGCTATTTCTTACTTAACGATCATAAAGAATTGGTTAGAAACAACCAGTGAAAAGTATCTTCTACTCATGGAAGATGACTATGATCTTAGTTTCATAGAATATTGGCATTTTGACTGGGAATATTTGATGAATAGAATCCCATATGATTGGGACTGTATTCAAATTAGTTATGAAAATCCATACGTCTATCCTTGTTTTCTGCATCCAATACTGTCTGGTCACAGTACTGGTGCATCATTAATTAATAGAAGATATGCTGAGAAGATAGTGTCCCTGCATTGTAAAGAGGGTAGGTTTGACCTCTCTCAAAGAATTTGTAACTACTTGGCATCCCCTACAGAAACAAGAGGTCCAAATCTTACTGTTGATTATTTTCTTGGACACAATGGAAAGACCTATTGCTTGCCTCTGATTTCAATCAATCAGGATATGGGTAGTTATGCACAAAACATCAATAGAAAAGAGGAAAGGCTTGACTTACAATTTTCATATAAGTGTTGTCAAAAATGGTGGACTGAATTGAGAGACGAGTATACTCTTGAAGAATTTTTTGTTTATGGTAAACTAAATGATAAATTCTTAATGAATAGGACATCTCAATTTTTTGTTGGTCCAGATAAATCCACGGAAGGTTCCTGAATGTTTGAGTACGTTACTGAATTTGAATCACAGGTTGCAGAGTTCTTCGGTTCTCCATATGCAGTTGCTACGGACTGTTGTACCCATGCAATTGAGTTGTGTCTACGACATACTGGTGATAATAACATTTCCATACCATCAAGAACTTACGTTTCTATACCAATGACCTTTATGAAGTTAGGTTTAGATTGGTCCTGGCGTGATGAAGAATGGGAAGATTCATATCGTATTCATAATTCAAACATCATTGATGGTGCTGTATTGTGGGGAGAGGGTGTTTATGAACGAGGTTCGTTTACTTGTTTGAGTTTTCAGTTCAAAAAACATTTGAATCTTGGTCGTGGAGGTATGATCCTCTTGGAAGATAGGGATGATCGTGATGCGTTAAAGAAAATGTCTTACGATGGTCGTGATCTTACTCGTCCATGGGCTGAACAAGACATAACTAGTATTGGTTACCATTACTACATGACGCCTGAGCTGGCGAAAACCGGTATTGAATTACTAAAATGTCGGAAAAAATCTCCGGCCAAAAAATGGACGGCCAGGAATTACCCAAATTTAAAGGAGATGTCGTTGTTCAAATGATTACCCATATAAAACCAAACTGGGACGTTAGGGAGTTTAAAGGACTTAATTATGTGTACTCAACTCATAAGGATGAATCCTTAGTAAATCAATATTTGAGTTCTGGTCATAATAAACAGAAATTATCAATTTATAAGTACCAGATGCCTAATCCCATGCCAAATTGCGTGGAAAATTATATTATTCCTCATTTTTCGGATTTTGATAAAGTTGCTGCAGCAGTTAATTACTTTAAACCCGGACAATATTTACCTCTTCATACTGACTTGTACGGAAAGTATGTAGAGTTGAATAATGTCGATTCTAAAAAAGTCATAAGATGTATGGTAATGTTAGAAGATAATTCTCCAGGTCAAATATTGCAAATCAAAGATACTGCACATTGTAAATGGAAAGCTGGGGATTGTTTTTATTGGAATTATGATGATGAACATGCATTTTATAATTTTAGTATGGTTGATAGATATGCAATTCAGGTAACTGGTATTATACGATGAAAAGTCAGAATGAATGGGATAAACTGAAGAAAGTAGTGGTGGGAGTTGCAGACTATGCAACAGTTCCTGAAGTAGACTTGAGTGTTCGTACAATTAACTATGCCGACAGGAAAGACGTTTCAGATGTTCCTGTTGGACCATATCCCAAACAAGTAATAGACGAAGCCAATGAAGATTTAGAAAAATTCGTAAGTTTTCTTCTCGGAGAAAATGTAGAAGTTGTACGCCCAAAGAGAACTCCCACTGATTATTATAATTTCTGTCCAAGAGACGTTATTTTCACACATAAGGATTTAACAGTAGCTACACCGATGCCTCTAAGGTGTCGGAGAGACGCCTGGCGACCGATTATAGATAGACTAGACTCTACGATTATTGTTCCCTGTAAGGACGTTGAGGGACTGTATAATGAGGAGTGTGTGGGCGATAAGGACACTCTTGCACTTACTGAAGTTACTCCTGCTTTTGATGCAGCTAACGTGCTTCGTGCGAATGATGATATTTTGTATCTTGTTTCTAATAGTGGAAACGTGTCTGGAGCATGTTTACTTCAAGATATGCTCAAAGATCGTGCAAAAGTACACCTTCTTAAGGGTGTATACAGTTATATGCACATAGATACGACGATTGCATTTCTCCGTGAGGGTTTGATGTTGTTGAATCCCGAAAGAATTAAGTCTGTTGATGTTTTACCAGAACCTTTTAGAAACTGGGATGTGATTTGGTGTCCAGAACCTGTAGATATTGGATACTATCCTGGATACAACCATGCCTCGGAATGGGTGAATATGAATCTTTTCAGTGTCAACCCAAATTTAGTTGCTTTGGAGGAACATCAGGAACCAACTAGGAAAGAACTGGAAAAACACGGTATTGAGTGTGCAATGCTCCCGATGAGACATGGCAGAACCTTGAGTGGTATTTTCCATTGTGTTACTTTAGATCTTGAGAGGGAATGATGGATCTGGAAAATAAGTTAAAAAATTTTCCTTTGGTTTATTACATAAACCTAGATCATCGTACTGATCGAAAAAAGTGGATGGAAGATCAATTTAATTATTGGGGCATAACCAATTTTCGTCGAGTTCCTGCATCAAAATATCATGTTTCAAAGTATGATGAGTGGAAAGATGTGGTAGTTGAAGACGGAATCCTTGAATGTTTGTCTTTGATGTCGGTTGCAATAAACAATATCGAAACAGTAATAAATTGGTATGATGAACATCCATCAGAAACATGTATCCTCATGGAGGATGACCTTTGTTTGGATAATATAAAATATTGGAATTTTGATTGGGATTACGTTGAAAATAATCTGCCAGAAAACTGGGAATGTATACAACTATATTATGTTACCCCATATGAGAAAGATCAGTTAGAAGTTCCGATGTTTCTGCATCCCAGAATAGACTCTGGATCTGCAGCTGCATATCTAATCAATCGTAGATATGCAAAAAAGTTAAAAGATATGTTATATCGAGATGGTAAGTATAGATTGACATTTTGCGATAACTCTTATCATAGAAAATACAGTAAAAAACACATTATACAAGATGATGTATTATTCGATATTGGAATCACATATTCTCTTCCTCTTTTCAATTTAAACGTTCGTCTTGGTGGAGACAATCAACAGAATAATCATGAGATGTCGCCATTGGACATGATATGTACTAAATTAATCACACAATGGTGGACAAAACATCATCACAATTTTTCATTGGAAGACTTTTTCATGTATGGTAAACCAAATGATGATAAAATGACTCTTAAGGTAAGATTGGATGATTTATACAAATTCCTAGGAAGTGAAGAAATTCACAAAAAATGGGAATCTAAATAATTTGCCCCAAAAAGTAGTTAACGAAAAACAACAATGACTAATAGGAAGTTATTAGATGAATCTGGTCTGAATATCATTCAAAATCCCGATGGATCTTTTGCATTTGAGTGGGATCCCACTGATGAAAGATGGAATTGGATGAATGGGTTGACAGACGAACAAATACGTACTAGTATAGAAGCCTTGATAACCGAAGACCATGGACTCTTCTGATTATAAAAAGTATTCCCTTCAAAAACTCGAAGAATGGGTACACGATTCTATCAACTGTGATGATATCACTGCACAGGAAATTTACGATGTTGTAAAGGATGCAATTAGCTCCAACATCGAGTATCATCAAAATTATCTAGATAAAAACAAAAAGCTCAAGGATCTTATTGATTGCAAATATAATTGGAGTGATTTCTGGGAAGAAAATTACTATCCAGAAGAATCTCACAACTATACTGAAGAAGAACTGGATGCCATGTGCGATAAAGCTAAATCTGATGAAGAAAATGATGGTTGGACAAAAGAACATTATGAAGCAATCGTAGAAGAATTTTCTAGAAATGATCCCACCAGACTGAAATATGAAGGGGGTTGGGTTTATGAATCTCCCGATGGTGGCAAAACAGTCACAAAGAGGAAACCTGGAAGTACCGAAAAGATTGTAGTACAAAAAGAAGAGAAGAAATCTTGGACTCTTCCTGTAGAAGAATCTATTATTGATGGAGTGCGTGATTACTATATCACCTTCCCCGACGATCTTCTGAAAGCTGCAGACCTAAAAGAAGGTGATAGTGTGGTGTGGGTTGATCGTAAAGATGGTAGTTATGAAATGAGAAAGGTATAATGGAAAAATTTGATTCACACCAACTCAAACTAATTTTTACTGCTGTAAGAAAATATCAAAAGGGTATGATTGGCAATCCTACTTGTCGTACCTTGTATCGAGAATTAAATGAGATTCTTGATACTCTTCAACCGTATGCATATGGATCTTCTTACCTAGATACAGAGAATGTATACCGTTAAACTTCTTGCTCCCTTTGTAACAGCATTATGTCTTGAAGGATTTACTACTGGTCAGGGAGATTTTTGTGTAGTTGACCCACCTAAATCTAATGTGGTAAAATACTACGAACCTGGTAAGTCCTGTTACGTTAATGGGACTTTTTATCGTAAATGTGAGGATCGTTTAAATGGCTCTATCTAAAACTGTCGAAGACTCTCTAAAGGAAGCTGAGTCTTCATTGCGTAATGCACTTGCTTTTGCTGCAAGGGGAGAACGCCCATTAGTTTGCAGTCAAATTGCAAACTTAATTAAAGAAATTGATCATATCCAATCTTTTGACGGAATCTTTGATATGTTGGAAGAGAGAAAACCTGGTAGTAGTGGTAAATTTGGTCCAATGTTTGACGACGAGTAATGTTAATCCTCAGTGTTCATTTAGGACATGATTCTTCGGTTTGCATTCTCAATGATGGAAAATTAGAAAAATATTTTTTAGTAGAAAGATATACAAGAAAAAAGCATGACGATGATGATCAATTTTTATTGAAATTAATCTCTGGTATTTCTTCCAAATTAAATAAAAAACTGGATGTAATCTGCATATCAAACTTCAACCACCCAGATGAATTAATTTCAATACTTTCTGATGAGGTCTGTAAAGTACACAATCCAAATGTACAGTTGGTTTTACAACAAGACCATCATTTAAATCATGCTTCTCTTTCTTTTTATAATAGTAAGTTTGATGAAAGTTTAGTCGTAGTAGTAGATGGAGCTGGATCAAACGTAAAAGATAATCTGTGGGAAGTTGAAAGTATTTTTTCCTTTAAAGGAGAAACAAACAAACTTCTCTATAAAAATTATATAAGTGATATTCCATCAGAATATGCTCCAGAAAAAATTCTGAACAGATGGATTACTCATGATCACAATATAAATGTATTTGGTATAGGATCCATATACAATGTTGCTGCTATAGTGATGGGTGGTAACGAAAATGATTGTGGAAAGGCAATGGGATTGTCTTCCTATGGATCTTCAAATAAAGTATTCAAGAATATTCTCAACAATAACTTTTTTCATAATTCTTCAAAAGAAATTCAAAACTTTCTGACTACTCAGATTGAAGAAATAAGAAATGATAATTACAAACTACACGCAGACTTTTGTTATGAAGTTCAACAACAAACACAAGAATCTGTAGGAGATTTAATAGAGGATTCTATAAAGAAGACTGGAATTAAAAAAGTCTGCATATCTGGTGGTTACGGTATGAATATTGTAGCAAATCACTATTATCTGCAAAGGTTCCCAGATGTAGAATTTTATTTTGAACCGTTGTGTAACGATAATGGTATAAGTATCGGTGCAGCAATGAATTCTTATATTCAATTAACAGGTAAAGTGCCAAATCCCATTGAAAATACATTTATTCACGGTACAAATCATGATGTATCTTCATACGTTGGTACTCATACCTCTCTGAACCAAATCGCTAATTTATTGAATCAAAATAAATCGGTTGCAGTTTATAGTGGTCTCGCTGAATCTGGACAAAGAGCATTAGGTAATCGATCTATACTATTCAATGCATTGAATCCAAACGCCAGAGAGATTGTCAATAGAATAAAGAAGAGAGAATGGTATAGACCATTTGCTTGCATAGTTCTGGAGGAAGATGCGAATATTTACTTTGATATGGGTAGAATAAAGTCAAGTCCTTTCATGACAATATGCTTTCCAGTAAAAGAAGAATATGTTAAAATAATTCCAGGAGTAACCCATGTAGATAACACTTGTAGAATCCAAACCGTATCTGATGGATACTTATATGAACTTTTACAAGAATTCAAAAAGTTATCTGGACATGGAATACTTTTGAATACTAGTTTTAATTTGTCTGGAGATCCTTTAGTGGAGACTCCCATGGATGCAATTAATACATTGAAAGAATCTTCTTTAGATTATCTCTGGTTTGAAAAAACAGGACAATTGTTAGTTTGATAGATACTATGTGTACGTAGACCAATTATGGAACTTCCCATATCACCCTACCAAACAGTGTTGGTTCTAAATTCTAGTTACGAACCAATAAACTTCACAAGTTGGAAAAGAGCAGTAGTCTTGTTACTTAAAGAAAAGGCACAAGTTCTTTCTGGAAGAGTAATAAGACTTTTAAATTATGTACGACTTCCTTTAGCTAAGATTATGAATATCTCTCCATCTCGTTCGATGATTTATAAAAGAGATAGTTATACTTGTCAATATTGTGGTGCCAAATCAAAACTAACTATCGATCATGTAATTCCTAGATGTAAAGGTGGCGGTGATACTTGGGAAAATCTTGTAGTTGCATGTAGCTCTTGCAATACCAAGAAAGGTAGTATGTTGCTTGAACAAACAAACATGAAATTGGTTAGAAAACCAAGAGCTCCCGTCAATAAAATGATCTTCGATCTTCAGAAAACCAACGTCGAAGAATGGAAGCTTTATAACTATGGGTAACTGAAATCTAAAAAAATAATTAAGTCTACTAGATATTACTAGATCGTGTGTTAAAATACTAACACAATCAAACGGAGCCTTTCTTATGACCCTTCCAGCTGACGGCAGAAAACTGGACGACAACGAAATCTACAGCATCAACAATGCAGTAAAAGAAGCGGGAATCGTACAAATTCATCCTGATAAGATGGAAGCATTTGCTGATCATTTGGTACAACAATTGAAGCAAAAACCTGCATCAAAACCAAGACCTTGGCGAACTGGTGGGCCTTTGGAGGAATAATTGACAGATTAATCCTTTTAGTGTAGTATTTCGATACACATCTGACCACAAAATATTTTTATTGGTAAATGAAATTTACAGTTTATTCAAAAAAAGATTGCCCTTTCTGTTATAAAATAAAAACAGTTTTGGAACTTTGTGGGAAAGACTATCAAATTCACATGCTAGATGAGGATTTCACCAAAGACGAGTTTTATACTCAGTTTGGTAAAGGATCGACTTTCCCACAGGTTGTCCTTGGTGAAAAACCTTTAGGCGGATGCACAGATACTATCGAGTATCTTAAAGAAATTTCTTTGATTTGATTATGGGAGGGGGTAAAGAGCTCCACCTAAATAAAGGTGTGGAATTGTTACTACGAAAAGGAGGAGAAAAACCCGAAACACCTAAAACGTTTCAAATTAGTTTTGGTAAGATGGTTTCTCTTCTCAGACGAGAGATTCATTTTTACTTTAACTTCTCATTCGATATAAAAAAAGCAGAATCTCGGAGGTAGGGCCATGACAGCACCAATTATTACCATATACTGTATGGTAACGGTTATGTTCTTAATGATCGGTGGAATCATCGGTTGGTTGGCCAAAGAACATATATTATTCAACACTCCACAACAAGTTTTCGCTCATCCAGAAATGTTTGATGAAAATGGACAGATTATTCCTGATGAAGTAATTGCAGTACGATTTGAAAATAGCTATGACGACTACGAAGAAGACGACGACTAGAACTAGAAAACCTGCGGCTCCTAAGTCTGCGGTTAAGAAAACTACGACTCGTAAACCAACAACAAAAAAAGCAGAGAAAATTTCATTAACTCCGACTTCATTTGTCCATGAAATTTTCTCTGCAGTTTCTTCAGAAAGAACCAAGGCAAAAAAACTTGAGATTCTAAGAAGTTACAATGAAAACTTTATTAAGTCTGTTTTAATTTGGAACTTTGATGATACTATTGTCTCAGTTCTCCCAGAGGGAGAAGTTCCTATTCAAGCAAAACAAGACGCAGATAAAAATCCACAAACTTCAATTCGTAAGGAGTGGACTAAATTTTACAATTTTGTGAAAGGTGGTAATGATTCAATGAATCGTCTAAAAAAAGAGACGATGTTCATCAATATTCTAGAACAACTTCATCCTGGAGAGTGTGAGATTGTTTGTCTTGCAAAAGATAAAAAACTCGGAACAAAATTTAATATCACCAAAGAACTAGTTACAGAAGCTTATCCAGACATTCAGTGGGGCAATCGATCTTAGTGGGTAAATCAATTAACGTAATTCAATCCAATTGTTCACCAGAAGCTGCAAAAGATAAAAATCTCCCAAGAGATACTTATCTTGTTACTTATGGAGACAATGGTGAAGAAAAATATGATATTGTTCAAGGACTTAAACTTGATATCTTTGATCAGTATTGGGACAAATATCGTGATTTTAGAGGAATGGAATGGACAGAAGGAACAGTGAACCCGAAGATGTGGGGGTACAACCCGAAGGAAAACAAGAAAAAGAAATAAGGTCGGGAGATCTCAACATTGAGATGAATCTCGATGCAATTAACGACGTTAAAAAGCAATATAAAAAACTTAAAAGATATATGAGATCTTCAATATATACTATTGCTATGATGGATGGGAAAGAAAAAATTGTAAGTCGCCTACTCAAGGATCAGGAGGATAATCCTACATAAATGGGTAAACATTATTTGCTCAACCTGTATGGTTGTCCATTTGATAAATTAAATGATTACAAATTTCTTATTGATCTTTTAGAAGACGCAGCATCAGTAAGTCGTGCTACGGTTGTACAGACAATTTACAAGAAATTTGAACCACAAGGAGTGACAGTATTGACTTTACTTTCGGAAAGTCATATTAGTATTCATACTTGGCCAGAAAAAGGTGAAGCTGCTGTAGACATTTTTACTTGTGGAGATTGTGATCCTAAGATCGGATGTGATGTCATTATTCATCAACTTAATGCATCAAATCACACATTAAGTTACATTGAAAGGTGATATAATACTCTAAATACTCTTAGTACGAGAGGTATACATGCTTTCTACTGCATACCGTAAACGTCTTGAGGAAATCTGCAAAAAGATTGTTCAGGGAGAACAAGTTGAATTGTCAGACATGATCTGGGCAGAAAAACTTGGTAAGGCAAATACCACTGCTAGAGAATGGTTAAGGAAAGCAAGACGCCAGGCTGCTAATCCCGATATGCAGGAGGGTAGTATGGACGATTTTATGAATAAGATGGGACTAGGAGATCCCGACCCATCTAATTATAGAACTGGATTTGAATCTGCGGACGAGATTGTTGATTGGTTCAAACAAGACAAACCTGATGATTGGAGGCAAAGAGACTAATGCAAGCACTAGTTTATGGTAACGGTAGTCAAGAATCAGAAAGAGCAAAAATGGTTCTTGAAGCATGTGATCAAGATGTAAGGGAGTTTTTACTTGGGGTTGATTTCAGTGATAGACAGTTTCGTGCAGAGTTTGGTAGTGAGGCAGAGTATCCTCAAATCGCAATTGGACTCAACCACAGAGGAAACTTAAAAGAAACACTCAAGTACATGAGTGACAATGGAATGTTCTTATGAATTTTGATTTAACACTAGAAGATTATACAATCATACTTAATGCACTTCATTATTATAAGAAAGTGGATAAAGTGGGCTCATTTAAACAGTATGATGAAAAAAGAATTAATGATTTAAGAGATAAGTTGGCAAATCAACTTGTACCCAGTGAATTTAGTTTTGACGAATACGAAAAAGTAGTCAATAAAGAAAAATGACCTACGAAGAGTTCATCAATAGGGGCACTGAGTATTACATGAACATGGTTCAACTCATTGACTGTAAGATGAGATATCGTATGGAGTTAACAGAAGAAGAAAAAGTTATAAATGATTACATTCAAGAATTTCAACAACAAATTGTTCTAAATGAATTAAGAGACAAATTCGAAAAGTGTTGGGAGGTTGATCAATGACTTCTGAAACTATCGTACTAATCGGATGCTTTTTACCACTTGTTATTATCTACATAGTAATGAAACTCGCTGTATGGGTATCTGCTGTAAATTCTGAACAGAACTATGTCCGAGAAGAATCACTCAAACCACACGGACCTTATGTGGCAGACGCATATGCAGACGTTGATGAAAAGGAAGAGGGTGATGGAGATTTCTGAGAAAATAGATCAAGCACTCTATGAGTGGTACTCTGAGAGAGGTTTGGAAGTTCCTCGCTGGAAACAACGTAAAGATCCTCAGTGGTGGTTGGATTACCTTGAAGAACTTGGGATTGACAAAAACAATCCATGACTCTATAATAGAACCATATAATATCATTACCATGGACTACAAACCCTATTCTCATGAATGGAATCGTAAAAGATACCTAAGAGAAGCCCTTGAAACTTATTTCAACGATTATGTTGAGATTGATGTGATTTATGATGATCTCATGGATATTCTGCATGAAAGATCCGAACAAGCATATGCAGAATTTAGTCGTATCAATGAACTAGAAGAAAGAATCTCTAAATAATTATTGTTCGGATTTCCGTACATGAAGTTAGAGGAAGCATGTTACTCTTTAAAACTTGAATGTGCATTAAGAGATTTGGGTTTTGTAGACATAGGTTGGAAGTGTGTTGCCCACGCAGGTATATTTTTTGTTCAACCAGTAGGTATCCCAGATGATCCAGATGGTGATCTTCTGGGTTTTTCATTGTCTATACCATATACAAAAAATAATAAGAAATATAGATTAGTACGTACTGCTAGTAGAGCATTAGATATTGCACAAGGAATTGCTTAAATAACAATGTAGTCACGGGCACACAACCCATTTGATGAAAATCCGCCTACATAAACTAGTTGCAAATACCCAATGAAATTTCTTTTTGCACTACTATCTACACTTTTTCTTGCTGCACCTGCTTGGGCTGTAGATGTCATGATGGGTGCCGATGGCAACCTTGTTTTTGATCCAGCAGAGGTTACTATTGCTACAGGAGAATCTGTTCACTTTGTCAACAATATGCTTCCACCACACAATGTAATCGTGGAAGATCATCCCGAACTTGATCATGAGGCACTTGCACTGCTTCCTGGTGAAGAGTTCGATGTCACCTTTACTGAAACAGGTGACTACACATACTGGTGTGCTCCACATAAAGGCGCTGGTATGATCGGTACAGTACACGTTAATTAAACTATATGGACGAAGATGCTTTTGAACTATTTGAAGGCGATTGGTATTGCCAAATGAATATGGGAATAGACGAACTTAGAGTTTTCTATGACCATATTTGTTATTCAATCGAAGCCTGGCCTGGTTCTCCTAGGAGACCTGCAGAAGAACAAGAGTATCTTAAAATCTTAAAGTCAAAAGTTTTTGCTATGATAATGCAGTACAATCTTGACAATTCTTAAAATTGTATCGCATTTTACCAAACTGCTTGACTATATAGCTTGAACGGTCTATAATGACCACATCGTTCATCTCATGCTCAGTATCTTACTGGCATTGACCCTTGCCCATCATGCCGACGACTCACCTTATGGGTGGCACATGTCGTGTGAAAGGTTCTTACAACAGAAGATTGAAATCCTTATGGATGACAATCTGGACAGACGATCTAAATATAATCTTCTAGGTTATCTTAGATCGAAAGTAGAAGGTCAATGTAACGATATGTTAGTGTGAGACGCAAGTAAGTCGCGGAACGGAGCGTTCATCCCATGTTTGAATTACTTTTGTATTCAACAATGACATGCCAGGATGCTGAGACTCTTATGTTGAGAATCTCTAAGCATCAAGATCTACCTCCTTTGGTGAAGGTAGAACTTGTAGAAACCGTAAAGGAATCTGTGCCTGAGTGTCATTGGGACGCAAACGACTGAAGGAACGGGAGACTTAAAACTCACCCATTTTTTCAGGTAACGACAAATGAACACACTCAATCTCATTCGTAATCAGATCAAGAAAGCAGCAGCTCTTCACGATGCTCAAATCATGATGACCACTTATCGTGGCGTCAAGTATGAGTGTCAACCAGGAACTGACGAAGTACATGGTACTTTCTGCTATAGAGGACACACTTATAATAAATAGAACTATGCAAGCACTACAAGTCGCTGGATTAGGAACTTTGTTTTGTGTAAGCTTTATTGTTCTAATTTATGGAGAAGTCCTTCTATTAACCAAAAGATAAATGGAGAACTATGTCTATCATTATGATGACATGGACAAAGACAGCAGACCACCCAGTTGTTATCTACTCAAATATCGAGGGGTAACATACTGGTCCTGCTATCGGATACACTTGCACGAATACTTTGAACAGTTGCTAAAAATTGAACCAATATATAACAGGAGAGGTTAAAAAACCTCTCTTTTTTTGTACTTATGTTAAAAATTTACAAATGTATAGTAAGATACATAAACATGCCTAGATAATACAGAATTTGGAAAAATCAATGCTTTAAAATTCCCTGAACTGTTATACAATGTCATGAAATAAAATTGTAAAAGTGGAGGATACTGTCATGCACAATATCTTATCAAGAGCTCAATTCGATGAGTGGCGACACTTTGAGGACACAATAGATGAACTTGAAGCTGAAAACCAAAAGATCAACGATTATTATGAGTGCTTGATTGAGTGCGATGCTTTAAACCAAAACGAATGTAAACGAATATGTAGGAGAATCTTTTTATAATTATTTTTCAGGAGGGTTAGACACCCTCCTTTTTTTGTGGTATAATTTGGAGTGAATACATAAGTTGAGAATGGACAAAGAAAAACTTAAACTTATTGTGAAAAATCTCAAATCTCTTGTGGATATTTTGGAATCCGAAGTTTATTCCGATCCAAGTTCTTACATAGATACACGAGAAAATTACGACAACCCTCGACACTACTATGGTGATTATGACGAGGTTTTTAATGATGACGACGGCTACCCTGACTGATAACTAAATGACTGTTAAACTTGTTTCTATTACCCCTGATGCTGAAGCGACGATGGGATACGTTGCTCGTGTCAGTAATCCCGCAAATCAAGAGAATCCCAACGTTGCGGGTCTTCTAAAGTATTGCATCAAACATAACCACTGGAGTGTCTTTGAACAGTCGTTCATGACGCTTGAGATTGAGACTACCCGTGCAATCGCGGCTCAAATCCTCCGGCACCGCTCATTTACATATCAAGAGTTTTCGCAACGTTATGCTGATTCCTCCTTACTTGCGGAGACGATCCCTCTACCTGAACTACGCAGGCAAGACACCAAGAATCGTCAGAATTCTATTGATGATATTGACCCGTTTGTCCGTCAAGAGTTCCAAATCAAAATGCAACGACACTTTGAAGAAGGAATGAAACTCTACAAAGAGATGCTCGATGCATCAATTGCAAAGGAGTGTGCTCGAAATGTATTACCTCTCTGTACGCCCACTCGTATCTACATGTCCGGTTCATGTAGATCATGGATCCATTACATCAATTTGCGTTCCGCTAATGGAACTCAGAAAGAACATATGGACATCGCTCTTGCATGTCGTGAAGTATTCAAAGAACAATTCCCTGTCGTTGCAGAAGCTTTGGAGTGGTGATATATAAAGTGTCCTTCGAGGAAATGTAATATGTACTATCAAACCGATTCCGTATCTAAGGATAAAGCCCCAACATCATGTACAATTGTTGGAACAACTGAAGATAATAAAAAATATATCATCGAGTATAGCGATTCCAATGGAGAACTCAAGACAAAAGAAGTAGATCCAGAAGAAATTGAATCCTTAGATTATTGTCAACTTGATATCAGTCAATGAGTGTTTCGATTATAACTGCATGTAAGAATCGTAAAAAACCCTTGTCAATATCTGTATCCTCCTGGATACAGTTTGATGAAGTGGATGAGGTTATAATAACTGATTGGGACTCCGATGAGTCCCTAACTCATCTAACCAAATTAAGTAAGAAAGTAAAAATAATCTCGGTAAAAAATGAACCTTACTTCAATCAACCTCAACCACTCAATCTTGCTGCATCTTTAGTCAAGAGTGAGTATCTTTTGAAGTTGGATTGTGATCATATCTTAAACCCATATTGGAACTTCTTCGATCGTCATAAGATCGAGGAAGATATTTTTATATCTGGATGTAATAGTGTTGACCAAAAGGGTATGGATGCGTACTTCTTATATCCTCTTTGGGGAATATTATATGTTAAGACTGATGTCTTCCGAGAAGTTGGCGGATATAATGAGAATATGGGAAAGTATTATGCAGTAGAAGATGATGAGTTGTGTGTAAGACTGATATCATATGGATTAAAACCCAAAAATATAGAAGTCCAACGATTGACAGCCCTACACATTGCTCATACAGATAAACATCGGGTAGAAAACTTTGAGTCTTTTGAAACTATTAGTAATCTGGTGAGTCAATCTAATAAAAAATTGAAAGGTGATAAAGTATATAATTACATTGCACAACTCTGTAAAAGTAAAAATCACCAAAACAGACCAGTTCTTTCCAAAATGATGAATATGTTTGAAGAAGCTAAAGAGGATGGAACAATATCAGTTAAAAGTATGAAGTCTGTTATGAATCTTGAATGGTATTCAAAACCAATTTATAACTGGGAATTGACTCAAGTAAATGATCAAATATATGAAGCAGTGAAAGTATGAGCATTTCAGTAATATCTGCATGTGGGAATAGGGGACCTGCACTAACCGTATCCATATCTTCATGGATTCAATATGATGAAATAGATGAGATCATTGTAACTGACTGGAATTCTAAAGAACCCATATCCCATCTAAGTGAGTTAGATCCCAAAATTAAAATCATTACGGTTCCAGATGAACCCTATTTTAATCAACCTCAGCCACTTAATCTTGCTGCGTCTTTGACAAGGGGAGATCGTATTCTGAAATTAGATTCTGATACTGTATTGAATCCATACTTCAGTTTCTTTGAACACCATGATATTGATGAAAATTCTTTTTTGACTGGCACTGATGAGTCTTGGAGTTTTTATCATGAAGATAACAGATCAAAGATGTTTCAGTATCAACATTACCTATATTTCAAAGCTCTTTGGGGAACCCTTTATATTACTAGAGAGAATTATTTTAAACTTGGTGGTTATAATGAAAGAATATCTTACTTTACCGCCTGGGAAGATACAGAAATCTATGAAAGAGCCTTACGTTTAGGACTTAAACATAAAGAAATTCAATTTGGTGAAAAGACCTTATTTTCTCTACCTCATGAAGCGAAGAAACGAGTAGAAAATTTCAAAGCATATCATAAAAATCCAGAACTACTAGACGCTATTAGAAATCACATTAAGACATATAATAATGTGGAGGATGAAAACATTGTACATAAACTAGTTTTGGAAAAATTTAATAGATTGAATCATAAAAAGTACAAACTAAAGGAAAACAGTAGTTATTATGTGAAACCTGTGGTACAATGGGATATACAACAAGTGTCCAATCAACACTATGTTGCACATAAAATTCCACAATAAATATTACTACCCTGAAAATTATTATCTAATGGCGACGTATCCTGTAATTAACAAAAACACCGGGGAACAGAAGGACGTTACAATGAGCGTTCACGAATGGTCTCAGTGGTGTGCAGACAATCCAGACTGGCAAAGAGATTGGAGTGATCCATCTACTTGTCCAGCATCTGGTGAAGTCGGCGAGTGGAAGGATAAACTCGTCTCCAGAAATCCAGGCTGGAACGATGTATTACAAAAAGCCTCCAAAGCACCTGGTTCACGAGTTAAAAAGATCTAACTATGCCTGCAAGAAAAAGAAAGAATGGAGCTGCCAGTGGAATTGGTAGCATGAGTGCAAAACAGATGAAAAGGAAGAAACCCATCAATACCGATTTGATGGTGGACATCCAACCAATGACCGAAAATCAAACTAAGTTTTTCGATTATTATAAAGAAGGCAAAAATCTTTTTTCTTACGGAGCCGCAGGTACAGGTAAAACATTTATTGCTCTTTACCATGCACTAAGAGATGTTCTTGATGAAAATACACCATATGAAAAAGTATACATCGTAAGATCATTAGTTTCTACAAGAGAGATTGGTTTCCTTCCTGGAGACCACGAAGACAAAGCCGCACTTTATCAGATTCCTTATAAGAATATGGTGAAGTACATGTTTGAACTTTCTACGGATTCGGACTTTGAGATGCTCTATGCAAATCTTAAAGCACAGGAAACCATTTCTTTCTGGTCTACAAGTTTTATTCGTGGTACTACTCTAGATAATGCAATCGTTCTGGTTGATGAGATGCAGAACTTGAATTTTCATGAGTTAGATAGTATAATTACACGTATTGGTGAAAATAGTAAGATTCTGTTCTGTGGTGATGCTACTCAAACAGACTTACAAAAAACCCATGAAAAAAATGGGATTCTAGATTTTATGAAAATCATTCGTGCAATGGAGTATGATTTCTCTACTGTAGAGTTTGGAGTTGATGATATTGTCCGTTCTGGTCTTGTCAAAAACTACATTGTTACTAAATTGGCTATGGGTATGTAATGTTTAAACATCTTGATTATTTGAAAGAAGAAGTTGACTTGAAGGCAGAAACTATTGAGGGGACTCGTTTTTATAAAGTCCCCTCTGGTAAAATGTATCCGTCAATTACTTCTGTGACTAGTTTTTACGGACGCCAGAAGTTCGTAGAGTGGCGTAAAAGAGTTGGTAATGAAGAAGCTGATAGAGTCACTCGGATTGCTACTGCTCGTGGAACAAAGTTCCATGATCTCGTTGAGAAGTACATGCTTAATGAAAATGTAGATGATTATAACCCTCTTCCTTCTACTAAATTTCTCTTCCTCAAAGCCAAACCATATTTAGACCGTATAAATAATATACATGCTTTAGAGAAGTCACTTTATAGTGACTACCTAGGACTTGCGGGTCGCGTTGATTGCATTGCAGAATACGAGGGAGAACTCGCAATCATCGACTTTAAGACTTCATCAAAGATTAAACCCGAAGAGTGGATTGAAAACTACTTCGTTCAGGAAGTAGCTTACGCTTGCATGTATTATGAAATGACTGGTATCGCAGTCGAAAAATTGATTACCATTATGGTAGCTGAAAATGGAGATTGTCATGTTTATGAAAAACGGAACAAGAGTCACTATATTAAACTTCTTACCAAGTACATCCGAGAGTTCGTCTCTCATCACACAGATTAAACCTATGCAGAACAACACTGAAGATGTAAACAATCTAATAAAGGAGAAGTTTCTCTGTCAGTCCAAGTTCGCCCAAGACATTGAGTATCTGGTAATGACTTCAAAAATTAATTACATTGAAGCCATTGTCACTTATTGCGAAGAGAACGGCATTGAATTTGAATCAGTCTCTAAATTGATTTCAAAACCACTGAAAGAGAAACTTAAACACGAAGCAACTCAACTTAACTTTTTGAAAAAAACAAGTCGTGCTAAACTAGTATTCTAATGACTCCAATCGAGGTATACAAAACATACCTTGCATTCAAGAATCATTTCACTAAACCAAACTACGACTATCATCAATATTGCGGAAAGTCTCGTGCTTCCAAAGAGGCATTTAATAAGAGGAAAGATCGTTATTTCTTCGAAAGAATGTCTCGGAAGAAAAATAATGAGGAAATAAAATTATACTTTCTTGCAAACTTTATAGAATGTGATGATCCAGCAAAACTTTGGATTGGTGAGATTATTGAATCAGGTGAACAAAATTATGCAAATTGGTTGAAGAGATCGCAAAGTCTCTTTTATCTGTTTAAAACTGAAGCTGAAATCTTTTGTCATAAAGAAACATTTGAAAAACTTTTTGAAGTAAAAGGTTCTTCACATCCAGAAATTCTTAAAAAATATCTACAAAAAGGTATATCCATAGAAACTCTTGTAATTATGGATATGATCTTGATGTTTTCTGAAAATTTTGATAAAAAACTTATAGATCCAGTGTGGGAATCCGTCAGTTTAAGGATAAAAAAATATAAATCTTTCATAAATATTGATAAAGAAAAGTATACTAAGACACTAAAGGAAATAGTATTATGAGTGGATTTTTCCAATCCGAAATTGTAAGGGAAGCCATCAAAGAGATGGAAGAACTTCAGCAAAAAATTATTGAAGAAACTTTCAAAGCTCCTATAATGACTAAAGAGCAGAAGAAAGATCATGTAGAATTGATGAAAACTTTTCTTGAGAAACAAAAAAACTTGTATTTTAGAGTTTCTCTTTCAGATGACCCAGAAGCTCTTGAAATGAAAAAAAGAATTCAAGATGCTGCTGAAATTTTAGGATTTGAGGGGAATAATATTAATGAGTTGTTTTCCGAAATGGAAGCAACTCTTGATCGACTAGATAAAATCACAGGATTAGACGAGTAGAGAAAATGTCTTACCATTATCAAATTACTTCCGCATATTGTTACCACAATGGTGAAATTGTAGATATGTATTTTGTAAATGGTATACCGTTCACATTTGATGATATTCCATTGATCATGCAAGATGATCCATATGTTCAAATTGAAGCAAACAATCACTACTCATACACATCGGATGATATGTATCGTTGGTCAAGTTATTTGATAGAAGAAATGTGTCATCCTCTTTTATTTGAAATGGAACTGGCAAATCCAGAGGAAATGCCTAAAGACTAGGGCTTGACAACCCTTCTTGCAACCTGTAAGATAAAGTCGTCCCAAAGGCCAAATCCCAACAAATACGGAGAAATACAAATGTCTTTTGCTGATCTCAAGAAACAGTCCCGTGCTGGTTCACTGACTGAAAAACTGATCAAGAAAGTAGAAAAACTGAATAGTGGTGAAGGTGGTGCTGATGACCGCTTCTGGAAACCTGAAGTCGATAAGGCTGGTAACGGTTATGCAGTAATCCGATTCCTTCCTGCGCCTGAAGGATGTGAACTTCCATGGGCACAAGTCTGGAGCCATGCGTTCCAAGGCCCTGGTGGTTGGTATATCGAGAACTCTCTGACTACTCTCGGTCAGAAGGATCCTGTGTCCGAACACAACCGTGTTCTGTGGAACAGTGGTTCTGACCGTGACAAGGAGACTGCTCGCAAACAGAAACGTAAACTGTCTTACTACGCAAACATCTACGTTGTTGCTGATCCTGCACACCCCGAGAACGAGGGTCGTGTGTTCCTGTATAAGTTCGGTAAGAAGATCTTTGACAAGATCACCGAAGCAATGCAACCTCAGTTTGCAGATGAAGAAGCTATCAATCCCTTTGATTTCTGGGCTGGTGCAAACTTCAAACTGAAGATTCGCAAGGTTGAAGGTTACTGGAACTACGACAAGTCCGAGTTCGATCGTGTCGAACCTCTGCTGGATGATGATGATAAACTGGAGAAGATCTATAATAACCTGAATGATCTTAATGAGTTCTCTGACCTCAAGAACTTCAAGTCCTATGAAGATCTGAAGAAGCGCCTAGACTACGTTCTGGGAGTCCGTGGCGTTCCCAAGACTCAAGACCCTGAAGTAGTCGAAGAAGATCAACAATGGGAAGCCGAACGTCGTGGAGACTACTCTGAGAAGCGTTCTGCTCCTGCTTATGAAATTCCTAAGCCGACTGCTCATGAAGAAGACACTGACGAAGATGCAGATGATGCACTGAGTTACTTCCAACGACTCGCTGAGTCCTGATACTAGAAAGGAGGGTTTAACTACCCTCCTTTTTTTATATTCCCATAATTCTTTCGTTATAAGTTTTCTTCAACTTATTGTCAATATAATTTGGATCATCTTCATCATAGACCATCATATTTCTAAGATCAGTTACAATTACTGAGATAAACTCTGGTTTTAATAGAGTGATTTTTCTCTTTTCTTCATTTAAATTATTTTCATATTCATAATTTGTAACTGGTTTAGATAGAACATTACCATTAACTTTTACAATATTTTGAGTATTTGGTTCAAAGTATTGGAATTCATCGGTGACTTTTTCTTGCCACACAGTACCATTCCATTTCCAAGTTTTTAAACTTTGTGAATACTCAGTATTGTCTGGAGTGTTTAACACTTCATCTGGCGCATCTAACGTAATTGTTGGAGTCGTAACATAATTCAGTCCTCCATCAGCAATTTTAAAAGTTCCAATACCTGTATTTGAAAGAGTTACTACTATAACAGCTTGTCTTGATATTGGTGCTTCGCCGATTGTTATTGTTGGTGCAACAGTATAACCAAATCCAGGATTTGTTATCGTAATACTTGTAATAATTCCACTGGTTAAGTTCGGAGTTCCTTCTGCTCGAACTGCGGGAAACGGAGCTCCTATAGTGACTGTTGGTGCAACAGTATATGCAACTCCAGGTTGAGTAATAACAATTCCACTAACCTTTCCATCATCTATTTGAGTTATTCCTTTTGCAGTTGACGTGGTATTATATTCATAAATTCTATCTAAGTTACCTCCAGCAACTACAAATTTTTCTCTATCTGTTTTAATGAATACATCAGCTGGAGATTGAACTCTATCTCCAACATAGAATGAGTACTTATATTCTGCGGTATCAATTTCCCAGGCATCCATATCAAATTCATATACACTTGACGTGCCTTCACTAGTTGCAAATAATTTTGTTCCATCGGGATTGAAGTTAAATCCCAAAATATTATTATCACTAGATGGAGTTATGATTTGATAACTTCTTACTGGAGATCCACTTCTAGATAACATACTCCAAGGAGTTGCAAGGGTATATTCTTTAATTGTATCCGGATTTGTGAAATCTAGAACAAAGACGGAAGTGCCATCTGGTTTAAATCTTATTCCACCAGGCGAAGCGATTGAAACAGTATTCAATACACTTGCTGTAGAAAGATCCCATGCTGTAGATAATTCATAAGTTGCGATAGTATAACTTCCACCAGTTCCACCAGTAACATACATTAGTGTTCCATCTGGTTTAAATTCTACACCTGTTGTAAAACCAAATTCACCACTCACATCCAATTCATAATATAAAGAAGTTGTTGATACTTTCCAGTCAACACTTAAATTATATTGTTTTATTTGGTTTGTGCCTGTAAAACTAGATGTGTAAAGTTTATCACCTTCAGTCTTGAAGTAAAATCCCTCGACATCGTTTCCGACAACAGTACTGGACTGGTTGTTATACACACCATAAACAACTTGAGGAGAGAAAGAAAAAGTTACAGGTGGCGCAGTTACACCATAACCAAGACCACCTTCTATAGAAGTTATTGCATCAACTTTATCTAAATTTGGTCCAGTAGTGGCACCTAAAGCACAAACCGCTGTTGCTTGAACGGATTGAATTGGTTCACTAAAAAGAACAGTTGGGGGAAAATTATATCCCTGGCCGCCATCAAGTGTTGATATTCCAGAAACTTTAAATTCTGAAATACTTGATGATGCTGATGCATTTGCTGTTACTGGTGGTGGAGATATATTTACGGTTGGGACTTTTTGATAACCAAGTCCAGCATTTGCAATTTGAATATCTGCAATTGAATTGCCAGCACCAATCACCGGATTCAAAACTGCTTGAGTTCCTGGAACATAAATTGGCGGAAATGTTATTCCTGCTGGAATTTCTGTTATGGTTTCATATCTTGGAGCATTATAAAATTCTTCATCAACTTTTAGACCACCAGGAAAAACTACTCTTCCAAAAGAGTCTTTAACTTCTAGAGTTTCGTAATGATGAATATCCTCATATGCATCCTCAGATCCATATTTGTGGATCATGAATTTATTAAATCCATCTAAAGTCAAGGGCCATTCGTTATTAATATTGGTAATATTATTTGCCAGTAAAATGGCCCAATCTAGTTCTGGATCACCATAATATTTCTCTGCAATCTGTTCTGGTCTTTCATCACCATTAATCATATAGACTTCAAATGCTGATGATATGGATCCAATATCTTCTCTAAGTTTTGCTCTCTTAAAGAAATTTTTAATGATCAAAGTTTCATCATTTGAAACTTTATTTTTTGTTCTGTTTAATATTTGTAAATTTGGTAATTCGTTGAAATATCCCATTTCTTAGTACCCCACTGAATCTGAGTTTACTGAGAATAGATCGCCCCTGGTTGCGAATCTATTGTTTTCTTGATAATCCGTATCGAAAATAGGTTCAAGTTCTGTGAAAGTCAATGATATAATTGTGGAAACTGGTTGTCCACCATCATAAGCTGCCCAGTTATTGTCAGGAGTATAATTTACTTTAAAATCAATTAATGCACAGGTTTTAAACTTATTTACACCATTAATTTCTTTTGTTCCATTTTTATACTCCAATTTGAATACATTTGGACTTCCTAGGAAGAAAGTACCTTCTCCAGCTCTAGCATTTGCTTTTTTAGGAGCCATACCTTGTTTGAAAAATCTAATTATTCTTCTAACTGTTCTCGCTTCAGGGGCACTTCTCGGGGAAAGTCTGTAACTGAAATTGAAGGATCTTAGATTGGGAGCTTCAAATAACAATTCTAAATTGCCATTTGGAACAATTCCTTGAGCTCTTGCAAGAATTGATTCGGGACTTACAGCAAATCCACTTGCTTTTAAAATTTTAGAAGTAGCACTAGCACCTATTAGACTCGCAAGTTCATTACTAACACCGCCTTTACTGACCAAATCAAGTATATTTTTTCCCTGTAATCCCAATTTTGCACCAGCGTTAGCACCTGCCCCTCCTCCACCACCAAACAACAAGTCAAGTGCTCCACCGAGACTTCCACCTAAACCGGCTGCCATTAAAGTTGGTGCAAAATTACCTGCCGTATTTGCAGTGACTGCACCAGCAAGATTACTCATTTCATCTCTTCCCCAACTAACAGAGTTGCCATCTTGCATCTGTTGTGGCATTGGTAAAAATACAGTACCAATATGGTTTTCTAAATTGCCGTTTGACTGTACTCCATATCTCAGAATATTTCTAGCATTGTCTTTTGCAGCCTCTCCTGTTGCTCCAAATAATTGTTTACCTTTCGATGGTTTATAACTGTACATTGCAATAACGAAATGATCTTGTTGCGAGTGCATTAGATCATTCGGATATGTTAGTGATGTATCTTTTTTTGTCCCAAATAATGATTCTTCATTACCAACACCATCAAAGTTACTTGCAGCATTCTCAATTGCTTGAACTGGATCTATTAAAGCACCCCATATATTCTGTATACTTCCAACAGTCGTTGTAGGTTGTACTGAAGTTTGTCCTGGTTGATTATTCGTTGATCCTGGTTGAGCCCATTGGGGAAGTTTTGCTCCAGAATTAACTCCACCTACTGCTGTATGAGCGTTTTGAATCAGTCCTATTATTTCTTGATGGAGTTGTGTTTGTTCGGTAGAACTATAACCTAAAGTAGTAGCTGAAGGAGCAAAAGAACCATCCAAATAAATTGGAGCTGTACCTGGGGGAGCGTTCTGTTGAAGTACTTGAACGCCTCCATTTTCGGTGTCATACTCTAGGTCATAATTAACACCATTTTTAGTAGTTAGAGATTTTTTAACGGTTGTGTATGCCACTTAAGGTGCGCTCCAGGCTCTATGGTTCGGGAAAGGTTGTCCTCTATCGTCAACGAATTTTTCAGTTGGTAACAATGCAACGGAGGGCCAATCTTTTTCTGGAACTCTTAAAAATCCTCCACTGACCCCAGAAAATTTATAACGATGAATAGTATTGCGAGGTACACCTACGGTACTGCCACTATTTATTAAGCCTTTTGCAACTCCCTCTCTTACTTTACGATTTAGGTAATGTAAATTTGTTCCTATGAAATAACCTTCATTATAATTTACTTCTGTAATATATGCCAATGGTTGTGTATCATGAAACTTTAGTCCAGGAGTTGACGCTCCATAAATGAAGAAGTATAATCTACCAACTTCTATCCCGCCTGTATCAATTTCGTGAATACTAAACTGTTCAAGTTCACCAAGATATTGTCTGAGTTCTCCAGTGTAAGTGTCACTCTTGACATTCTTTCCTTTATACTTTTTAATTAGATCGTATCCAAAACCTTCTCCAGGTTGGAATATGCCGTCAAAACTCATATGCCTAGATCCTCTTCTGTCATAATCTTAAATTCATAGTTACGATCTGCACAGAATTCTTTTGCTGCTTCCCACTTTGCTTGATTGACAACCCAAGTCTGAACTTTATATGCCCATGCTTTAGTTCTTCTTTTGGGATTCTGTTCTGGCATTACTACTTGATTTTTAGGTTTGATCTCAATGACCATAACTCTTGTCTTACCAGATTTGTCTTTATACTTAACAAAGAAGTCTGGAAAGTATCTGTGAATTCTATTATCAAGAGGAGAACGATATGGAATCCAGAACTCTTCAGATTGCCATTGGTTTACACTCTCATTTAAGTCACAATATCTCATAAATTTACGTTCCCAAAGAGAACGGTAAATGATATTGGATGGGTCACCTTTATATTTTCTGGGATTCTCTGGTCTATATTTTCCCTTATAACTCATATACATAGTATAGATCCTTAAGTAATATTTATAGATGTCCGAACCGTTTAGACCGGATTATCCCAATAATCCATATAGGATTGATCCAATTTATGCGAGGATGACTCTACCTCGGGAAACGAATGATGCTCGTTCGGCTGTTCCTTCGGTTAGGGATCTGTTTGGCGAACTATCAGTTACAAGCCAATTCAAAGTAAGTTTATTTTTAGGAGATACTTATCCAACAGAAAAATCTGATATTAATATTAATGCTTGGTTGGTGACTTGTGGAGTTTTAGGTAATCAAGTACTAAATGGTGGTCAAGCACTAAATTCTCTCCGATATGAATTTATGTGCAATGAAACTTCTCTACCTGGAATTTCAATGACTTTAGCGGAAGAGACTGGTAGTAGACAAGGTATTGTGGAAAGATTTCCTGTGAGAAGGGACTTTCCAGAAATAACTATGACATTCTATGTGGATGCTGAGTATGGTATAATTCGTCTATTCGAAGAATGGTTGAACTTCATAAATCCTTTGTATAATACAAAAGGTAGATTAATAAAAGGAAATCCCAGAGGTGGGGTTGGTCAAATGAATGACAACCAATTCTTTAGATTTAGATATCCAGAAACGTATAAGAGAGATGTTGCAATTACAAAATTTGAAAGGGATATTCACGTAGATAATCGCACTAGGGATATCACAAGAACACCCAATATGTTGACCTATAAATTCATTAATGCATTTCCAACCAATTTAACAGCTTTACCAGTAACATATGAAGGTAGTACAATTACAAGAACTACCGTTACTTTTAATTATGATAGATACGTCATATTAAATCATTTTGGTACAGGACAAAATAATTATCAAGACCAAAATACTACAGATAATGGAGAAAGTGTATTAACTTCTCCAACAATCTCTTGGGCTAATCTTAATAATGGACAAAATATGTACACTCAGCCCGTCTTTGGAGTTGATGCTAGTATAGATCCACCAACTGGTTTAACTCCTCCACAATAACTGCTCTAAATAAAAATATGAATTGAAACCGTTATGCCATTACCAAAAATTGCGACTCCGATTTATGAACTTGAGTTGCCTTCATCAGGAAAAAAGATTAAATATCGTCCCTTTCTTGTAAAAGAAGAGAAAGTTCTAATCTTAGCTCTAGAAAGTCAAGATGTAAAACAAATTACTCTTGCTATTAAAAATGTTTTGAAAGATTGTATTCAGACACGAGGAGTCAAAGTAGAAGATCTACCTTCTTTTGATATCGAATATATTTTCCTCAATGTTCGTGGAAAATCTGTTGGAGAAGCGATTGATCTTGTCATCACTTGTTCTGATGATGGAACCACTGAAGTTCCTGTAAAGATTTTCGTTGATGAAATAAAAGTTGAAAAATCAGAAGAACACACAACAGAGATTAAACTAGATGACTCAATTGCTATTAAGATGAAATATCCATCTTTGGATCAGTTCATCAAAAATAATTTTGATTTTACTACTCAAGAATCTTTATCCACAATTGAAAAATCTTTTGAGATTATTTCCTCATGTATTGAAACCATTTTCACTGAAGACGAAGCATGGGCTGCGTCGGATTGCACTAAAAAAGATTTGATTGAATTCATTGAGAGCATGAATGCTGACCAATTTAAAAAGATTGAGAAGTTCTTTGAGACAATGCCTAAACTGTCTCATACATTTAAGGTCACCAATCCAAACACTAAAGTTGAAAATTCTGTAACTTTGGAGGGATTAACGAGTTTTTTCGGTTGATTATGGCTCACGTTGATCTTGAGTCATATTTCCGCATTAATTTCGCTCTCATGCAGTTCCATAAATATTCATTAACTGAGATTGAAAACATGATGCCTTGGGAGAGAGACATTTATCTCACCCTCTTGAAAATGCATATTGAAGAAGAAAACCTAAAGGCACAACAGGCATCAAATCGTGGCAGTTAGTTCCCCCCTTAATCCAGGAAGTATTGTTAGAGAAAGGTCCGGCGGAGGATCACCTTCTGGTGCTGCCAATTTTATTACTGGTGGAAGTCCCTTAGGACGTGGAATCGTTTCGAACGCAGCAAATAAAATAGTTCAATTTAATCGAGCATCAGTTTCTGGAGTTGCTGCAAGACCACCTGATCTCGGAAGTATGATCAGTACGTTGTCTACAAATATATTAAACAACGTAGAAAATCAAGTATCGTCAATAAACAATAATGTAACTCAACTTGTCACCCAAAGACTTGCTGAAGTAAGAGAAAATTATAGGTCTAGATTAGATAAGATTGATGCTGCAAAACCAAATGCTATTCTAGGCAATTTCCTAAATCTATACAGGGAAGCTATTGGGTATATACAGTTCCTGGGCAATCAACGGAATGTAAAAACTCTTGGAAACAATTTAAAAGCACTCCAAAGAATCTTTAGAGATTCTTTTAGAGTCGCAAGAATAGTTAGACAAACCATCGGGAGGATAGTAAAACAGCTCTCTGGTTTACCTCAGGCTTCAGGTGGACCAGGAGGAATTAATTTGGATATTAACGTTCCTGGTGGAGGATTAAAAAGAAGTGCTCCCACAGGCATAATGAGAGCGATGAGACGCCGCCCCGGTATGATGTTGGGTGGTGCTGCTTTAGCTGGAGGATTGGGTACAGCTGTAGTTAGTGGTATGATGGATAGGGGTGGTGGAGTTCAAACTGTACCATCATCTGAGGGTATCATTCCTCCAGTATTATTAGATAGATTTGGATTAATTCTAGACAGATTTTCAAAGGCGATAGAACATTTGACTACAGGTGGTGCAGAAAAGGATGACATAACTTCATCGCCATCAGCTCCCTCAGCTCTTCCAATGACTTCTACAGAAGATGACGGAGGCGGAGGCGGAGGCGGTGGTGGAGGCGCCGCCGTCACCGACGCACCAGATTTGAAGACAGCGATTAGACAACTTGAATCTGGTAATGATTATAGTTCAATGTATTCCAGAAATCGTGATACATTCTCTAGAGGTAGAGAAGATATTACGAAGATGACTATTGATCAAGTTCATGATCTTCAAACTGATTATTTAAATCACCAAAAATCACTTGGATATAATAGTGCAGATGGTAGTGATAGAAGTGCTGCTATGGGAGCATATCAGATGATGGAAGTTAGAGCTGTTGCTAAAAAAATGGGTATTGATACTTCCAAGACACTTTTTAATAAAGAAACTCAGGATAGGATGTCCGATTATTATTTGAATGTTGCTGGATATCAAGAATGGAAAGCTGGAAAAATTACTGATGCTCAATTTAATGATCGATTGGCAGTTCAGTTTGCTTCTGTTAAAAAGACTTCTGGTAGTGGTGCTTATGATAATGATGGTATGAACAAGGCATATGGAAATATTATGACAGTTCTTCAAAAAGAAAAAGGTCTAGAACCACAAACATCAGATCCAAAGGTAACCACACCAGAGGTTCCTAATGTTATGCCAGCAACCATGAAGAAGGAAGACCAACAACAAATTGCACAGACAGTTTCTCAACCACCAGCTTCAACAACTCCACAGGTAACAGTTGCTCCTTTAAATCTATCAAGTCCACAACCTCAAGGCGGAGGCGGTGGAGGAGGTGGTGGTGTTATCTCTGGAGGAGGTGGAGGAAAACAAACTGGACCATCGGTTCCACTTTTAAGTCCATCCAATAGTGATAACTTCCTTTTGTTATATTCAAAAATGGTTTATAACATCGTAGACGGTTAATAATATGTCAGACACTCCATTAAGATCTCCTTTAGTATCGGCTTTTAATAATATTGTAAAAATTAATAGATCAAGAGCTCAAATGGGGAGAACCAAAAACTCCCTAGACGACTTCTTGAGATTCATGAACGTCGAGACCAAGAATTTAGAAGCAATTAAACTCCCAGATCAAAAACAGATAAACAAAATAACTACAACAAATGTTTCGTCCACTTTTGGTAGACCTGGAAGTTTATTATCAGCCTTAGCTTCTGGAGCTATGGATGTTGCATCATTTGTTGGTGACTTCTTTAGAGGTAGGAGGGGCCAAAAAGGTGGTGCTATACCAAAGGGTAAAGGTATAAGATTGAGTGGTCTGAAAGCTGTTGGTATCGCAAATGCTGCTTTTGCTGGATTAGACTTTGCAACAGGACTTGCTGAAGGCGAGAGTGTAGGAAAAGCTGCTGCAGGTGCTGGTGGTGCTCTCGCTGGTTCTCTCTTAGGTGGTGCTATTGGTCAGGCCCTAATTCCTGTCCCTGGTCTGGGATTCGTGGTAGGAAGTATGGCAGGAAACTTCCTGGGTGGATTCTTGGGAGATAGAGCGCATGAGGCAATTACCGGTGAAGGTGTAAAAGAAAAACAAGAACAAAAACTAGCAGAGAATGAAACAAAACAAAAATCATCTGCTGCGGTACAAAAAAATACTTTCTCAGATATTACAAATAAATTTGATGATGTAGTGTTTAAGTTTGAAAAATATGCATATACTAGTATTGCGGGTTCTGCAAATGCTATTGCATCTGTAACTGGACAAGAACCAAATCAAGAACTTGGAGCTCAATATCCAGACAAACAAGGTGGTGGTAAACCATATGGAGATGAAAAACTACAAAAAGTTAGTGCATCTGGCGGTAAAGCACCAAGTAGTGTTACTAAAACAAGTGGATTTGGTCCCCGTTGGGGAAGAAACCATAATGGAAATGATTATGCTGGATCAGGAGTAGATCATGAGCCCATTAGTGTAATTCAAGAGGGAAAAGTTGGTTATGCTGGATATTTGGGTAGTGCTGGAAATGCTGTTGTTATAGATCACCCAGATGGTTCAACGACAAAATATTTTCATCTAGCTGATGGTTCAATTTCAGTATCCAAGGGGCAAGATATTGTTCCCGGTCAGGTAATTGGAGTCGTTGGAAACACTGGGAGATCTACAGGTACACATTTACACTTTGAACTTTGGAAAAATGGAAGAGCTGTAGATCCTAGTAGTGAAGCTGATAATTATTTTAGATTTGGTGGTGATGTAACAGTAACTCAAAGTGCTGATGCAGAAGCTGCGCCAGGGCAAACTAGTGTGCCTGGCAGTACTGAAAAGACTGAAAAGACTGAAGGGACAGTTAGAACACCTTCCACAATAACACCACCGACAGAACCTGTAAGACCAGAAAGAAGTAACTTTGCTACTGGAAGATCTGGTGCAAAAGAATACGAAAATGCTATGGAAAAATATAATGCTGACGTGAAGAAATATAATGAACAACAACAGGAACCACCTACTGTTGACCCAAATCCTAAAGCAACAATAACACCACCGACAGAACCTGTAAGACCAGATAGAAGTAAATTTACTGGTAGATCTGGTGCAGCTTCTTTTAAAAAAGCTATAGAAAAATACAATGCAGAGATGGAAGAGTATAAGGTAAAGGTTGAGGAATATCAGTCTATGCCTGTTGCTGCAAAAGTATCACCAACACAAGTAGCATCTGCAAGAAAGTCTCTCTCACAAGGATTGGAACAATACCCATCCTATAACACTCAACAAAGCCAAGTAATGGTTATTCCAATCAGTCAAGATCCAGTTGTATTGGGTGGAGGACAAAGACCAATGGTAATTAATTCTGGCGGTGGAGGTGGTGGAACTATAGTGATGCCCCCACCCAATCCAAGTGTAGTGTTAAATAGTTTATTTAAGACGGCATTATTAACCACTCTATCGTCAACGTAATATGTCAGCAGTAACACTTCTAAAATATAAATCTCTTACTATTACATCAGAAGTCACAAAGAGAACAATAGATCTAACTAACGCTATTCTTTTTTGTGATTATTATGAAGATATCTTGTCACCATCTGTGATGATGACAATTCAATGTGCTGCAACATATTCGATTTACAATGGTCTTCCAATTCGTGGTGGAGAAAGAGTAGATGTTGATATACAAACTGCTTCTGGTGATTTTAAACTTGATGGACAATATTCCATGTATGTTTATAAAGTCAGTGGAATAACTTCTGATGGTTCTAAAGAATTTTTCACTCTACATTTATGTTCTAGAGAAGGATTGACTAATGAAACTGCTAGAGTTCAAAAGAAATTCAACAAAAGATCTATAAATGAACACGTAGAATCTATACTAAAAGATGTATTAAAGACAAATAAGTTTAAATCGACTAATATAGAGAAGACCTCAAATTCTTATGGTTTCATTGGTACACTCAAAAAACCTTTTCATATTCTAACTTGGTTGGGACCAAAAGGTATTCCAACTACCTCAACTTCTGGAAAGAATGGAAACATTGCGAAAGGAGTTGCTGGATTTCTATTTTATGAGAATAGAGATGGTTTTAATTTCAGAAGTATTGAATCGTTAGTTTCATCAACTCAAGTCCAGGTTGGGAGTACATCAAAAGAAGATATTCCCAAATATAATTATAGTCCGATCAATGAGGCTAATAAACCTGAAAATGACTTTAATATACTAAACTATGGTTTTGAAAAAAATGTTGATCTAATGAAGTCTCTCAGAGTCGGAATGTATGCTAACGTAACTTATGTCTATGATCTTTATAAGAATCAAGTGGACGGAATAAGTTATGGACTAGGTTCCGAACTAAAAGCAAAATTAGGAGGATCCAAACCAACATTTCCAGTTGATTTTGCTAATAGACCTTCAAGGATAATGTTTAGATCTGCTGATGTTGGTATGTTGGATCCCACTGGAGATATTGAAGATTCTGGTAGAGATGCTACTGATATGGCAAAATCCTTTGCCAGGTATAACTTGCTTTTCACACAAGCACTAAATATTGTAGTACCAATGAACATAAATCTGAAAGCAGGAAACATTCTTTACGCACAATTTCAAGAAGTTGATGCAGGAAAGGGTGCAGAGGTAGACCCAGAACAAAGCGGTAACTACTTAATAAAAGAAGTGAGACACCATTTTGAAGGCGGTCAAATGCTTTCTTCTTTGAAACTCGTGAGAGATTCTTACGGCCTGTACGGAGCAAAACAATGAAAGACATAGAAACACACATCAAGAAGGATAAAGAGATCCTTCAAGACCCAACCGTTTCCCCTCAAATGCGTCGTCATATTGAGGAAGAACTACATGATCTAGAAGAATACGTGGAACATCATAAAGAAGAGATTGAAGCAGGTGATCACCATGATCCCACAGCACTCGAACTCTATTGTGATCAAAATCCATCTGAACCAGAGTGTCTAATCTACGATGACTAATAATGATCGATGAATCTTTTTTAAAATCTAATTTCCTAGGCAGAGACGGTTTCGTCTGGTGGATCGGACAAGTTGCCGATCCAGAAGTATGGCGCAATGCAAAAGTAGACATTGACGCTGGCAAAGAAGCTTGGGGATATAGATGTAAAGTAAGAATTATCGGATATCATAGTTTCGATAGAAACGAACTGGCTGATAATGATTTGCCTTGGGCTCATATATTAACCAGTGCTGCAGACGGTTCACCAGCACAAGGAGGTTTTGGAAAAACACCTTTACTTGTTGGTGGTGAATCTGTTGTAGGTTTCTTCTTAGATGGGGAAGAAGCTCAACAACCAGTTATTATGAGTTGTTTCCATAGAAGCCCTATGGTTGAAAATGTTGACAACCCACAACCATTTCAACCATTTACTGGAAGTAAAGGCGAATATGCAGTAAGTGGTGGTAATCGTCCAAACGCTGCAACAAGAATAAAACAACAACAAGAAGGACAAACAAAGGAAACAAATGAAAAATTAGGATCAGAGAACTTTTTTCAAATGTCTTCTGGTGTTGATTTTTCTACAGCTGCATCATTAGATCTCGAACCCGGATTCACTGGATTAGGTCCAGAATTCTTAAGTCAAGCTGGTTCTACTTATGAGGGAGCGTTTTCAGCGTCTGACACTCTATTCAGTGATGATATAGCTGAACTAGGCTTCCTCAAAGCACAAGGTGATGCTGGACAAGTACCCACAGATAACGGGTGTGGGGATAATATTTTAGCTCAAATTACTGAGAAATTGCAATCTTTTATTGCTACGATTAATAGTTTAGAACAAACTGCTTTAGGATTTATAGATCCGATTAGAAATACTGTTGTAGACATTAGAAACACTGTCAACAGTGTGGCTAGATCCATCGCATCTCTTGTTAAATTTGTTATCAATGCGATGCGTGATAACATTTTTAAGTTAATAGGAAAATTATTTAAATTACTTGGACTAGTTACTCCATCACCAATTGCACTCCCTATTTCAGAAGCAGCAAAAAATATTTTAAACATCATTTTCTGTTTGTTTGAGAAGTTATTCCCGTTAATACTGGACTTTTTGCAGGGACTATTAAATGGTCTTTTGGGTAGAAGTCCAAACGTACCAAGGTGTGCTGCCGAAGAAGTTACTAGTTCATTAATAAACAAACTTGCAGAGATGATTGACGGAGCTTTAGCTACCGTCATGAGTGGACTTGACTGGTTAGCAAATGGAATTAGTTCTATTACTGGTGCATTAACTGGTTCCTTAAACATAATTAGTCAACTCTTAAGTTTCCTTCAATGCGATGGATTAGCTTGTAGAGGAATTACTACTTGGGATCCATTTAGTGGTGCAAGTTTCCCAGGTTCTGATTTATGGGATAACATTCTAAGTAATATGGATGTTTTAAGTGGATTGGGAAGTCCAGACTTCTCAGTAGGATTCCTGTCTCTATTTGGTGATGATAATACACCATTTTCGGATTGTAGAAAGAGAATTGTAAATCCTCAGAATCAGGATGATTTAAATCCAATGCCTCCAGGAGTTAGATTTAATAAATGTATTCCACCAGAAGTTAGAATTTATGGTGGTGATGGTACAGGTGCAAGAGCAAAAGCTGTAGTTTCCGAAATAGATGGAGGTATTGTTACTTTCCTGTTGTGTGATCCTGGAAGTGGATATACTGCTCCACCAGACATACAAATAGTAGATAATTCAAACTATGGTAAAGGTGCTCAGGCAAAAACAAGAATTGACAAGGATGGAAAAATAGATAGAATTTATATTATTAATCCTGGTAGAGGATATTGCCAAACTAATCTAACTGAAGAAACTTTCAGTAGACCAATAGAAGATGGAGTTGGAATAGGAACCACTCAGGCACCATGTTTAGACGTTGGTGATAGACGATTGTCTGATAATGTTATTGGAATTAACACCGATTTTGTCATAGAAAGACCTGGAATTGGATATACAGACTCAGATACTATACAAGTTGGTAACTGCATGTATAAACCAATTCTTACAAAGAATGGTTCTATTATTGGATATGAAAAAATGGGAGATTGTCCCGATAAGTTCAGAAGAGTTCCACTTGTCAGTATAAACACAAGAACAGGTCAAGGAGCAGCTGTTTATCCAGTTCTTCAGTTTGTTCCTCAATTTATTGAAGATAATCCTGACTTGGTTGATAACTTTATTAATGGAACTACTGGTGGAGTTGGAATTAATACTATTGTAAACATTGTAGATTGTGTTTCAAACCCAGATGACGAGTAATAAATAATATGAACATTGTAAGTTCTGTATAACTCATGGCAGATGAAGGAAGGAAGGAGTATTTTGAAAAGAAACCTGGTTATGTCGTAAAGTCAGGCACTGAACAAGCCGCAACAGGAAAAATCACAGACTATGCTGTTTACACTGATCATGGCCAGGGATTTTCTTGGACTACTGATGGCGAACACCGTTCAGTAACTAATAAAACTTCTTATGATTTGTCTGGAGTCGATCCCAGTGCTTCATCTGGCATTCCTGCGAAAATTATTAGAACCAAAAGAGGTGATATTATTATTGATGCCATGGATGGTGATATAATTATTCGAGGCAAAAATGTTAGATTAGTAGCATCAGATGGTGCTGGTGAGGTTACTATTACCTCTGGAAAACAATTTGCAGTAAATGCTCCTATACAAAGTTTAAAAGGAACAAACTTTAATACAGTTATGTCAAATAATGTATCCATTGGTGCTCAAACAGTAGATACTAATGGAAATATGCAAAATACTTCTAACTCTGGTGGTGAAGAAGGACAATCTAGTATATTGTCTAAAATATTGGGAGTTGTGAAAAAATTTGGTGCGTTCTTTGAATGATTGGGAGGTGAAATATGCCAGCACATCCAGTACAATATGTTGGAGATAAGTTAGTAGTAGGTCCGTTAGACTTTTCGTTTATACCTGCGACACCTTGTATACCGGGAACCACAGTTCTCAATGGTCCTTGTTGGATTGGTGCTGGTTTGCCTTCTATTCCAACTGCTAACTGTATGATTGGTCCAGGACTTGGTGGACCAGTTTCTTTGCAAGTTCTTGGAGTTGCTAACTTTGTTTCTATTACTAATCAAATTGGAGTAAGTAATAGGAGTGGATTAGCAAATATTTTTGGATTTACTTCCAAACTTGGTGCAAGTATAAAATCTGGATTCTCTGCAACCACTGGACTAAGTGCAAAAGCTGGAACACAAGTTACCGCTGGACCAAAAATTGCTTCAGCTACTACAACGACTCCTTTAGCTGCCGCTACAATTATTACTGGAAACATTGCAGCAACAACAGGAATAAATGCAACTCAAGCTGCTCTATTAGCAACGAAAAAACCATTCGATATTAAACACCCAACAAAAGATGGTTGGAGACTTAGACACGTTTGCGTTGAAGGTCCAACAGCAGATGTTTATGTCAGAGGTGTAATAGAAAATAATGATACAATAGAATTGCCAGATTACTGGACTGGTTTAGTCCGTTCAGAAACTATCACAATAAGTCTAACTCCAATCGGAGAATATCAAGAATTATCTGCAAAATTACTAGAGTGTAACACTAAAGTAAAAGTTTCCAATAATCTAGGAAAGGTTGGTAAGTATAGTTACCTCATTTTTGGAGAAAGAAAAGACGTTGAAAAGAATATTCCAGAATATGAAGGTAACTCTGTTCAAGATTATCCTGGAGATAATGCTCAATATGGATTGTTTACTCTGTAATTGTTATGCCAGCACATCCAGTACAATATGTTGGAGATAAGTTAGTAGTAGGTCCGTTAGATTTTTCTTTCATACCTGCTGTTCCATGCGTACCCGGAACTACAGTTCTAAATGGACCATGTTGGATTGGCGCTGGTTTGCCTGCTATTCCAACTGCTAATTGTATGATTGGACCAGGACTTGGTGGTCCAATTAGTTTACAAGTTATTGGTCTTGCAAATATTGTTGCAATTAATAATCAAATAGGTATTTTTAATCGGTCTGGACTTGGAAATGTTTTTGGATTCACAAGTAAAGTCGCAGCTGATATGAAACAGGCGTTTGCTGGATCAGTGTCTCTAAGTGCAAAAGCAGCTGTACAGACAACTGCTGGAGTAAAAGCTTGTAACGCAAAGTTAACTACTCCGATTTTAAATGCAGCAATTCTAACGGGGGATATAACTGCAACTGTTGCAGCAAATGCCAATTTTCTTGCTGCATGGTCACCACTGAAACCAGTTGGAAGTCCTAATTTTGATATTAATCATCCATTAAAAAAAGGTTGGAGACTTCGCTATGTTTGCACAGAAGGTCCAACTGCTGATGTATATGTCAAAGGAACTCTTAAAGATTCAAATATTATAACATTACCAGATTACTGGGATGGATTAGTTGACCCCAAATCTATTCATGTTATACTAACTTCTATAGGTAATCATCAGAAACTTTTCTACAACGTTTCCGAATGTGGAACCAAAATAATTGTCTCCAATGATTCAGACAATAAAATACACTGTTACTACAAAGTATTTGCTGAGAGAAAAGACACTCCTAGAAACATTGTAGAATATAAGGGATCAACATATAAGGATTATCCAGGAAATAATGAAGAATATAGATTCTGGTTTAGTCCAAAAGTGTTCCCATAAATAAATTTAAACCATAAATTGATAGACAATAATAATCATGGCAGGAATCTCTACAAACTTTGTTGCAGAGCTTAAGGAAGAATTAGAATCCAAAAAAGCAGAGAAAGAACAAATCTCGGATCAACTTAAGTTATATGATGTCAGAATTGATCGTTATGATGCTGTCATCGAGAATATGGACAAGTCTGTCTTGCCGTTGATAGATGAAATCAATGCGTCTATTGATGTAGTAAAAAGTGCATATGATGCAAGGATTGCTGCTGACTGTAGGAGTGACTTAGTTTGGACACAAACGTCAACTTATCAAGTTAAAGTATCAGGACGTGGTAATCAATTTATCACAAAAACGATCTATGAAGCGAAAAAAGATCCTGCTGTAAGAATTCAATCAAATAGATATGGAGTAAAATATTACAGAAGACCAAAGAACCAAGACTATGGATCTAATATTGTTGCGGAATTTTTTGGTACTATTGGTGCAGGAAGTACACTTTTAGCGATTGTAAATACAGGAATTGCTGGAACTGCTGGAATTTTGCCAGGTGATACTATTACTGATGATTTGGAAAACCCAATAACATTTGGTGTTGATGATCTTCCCGATATTGTTGGATATGGAATTAGTACTCTTGTAATCGACACAACAGAATTTAACGGTCAAACTTCTGTTGGTAGTACTATTATCGCTCAGGTTGGTATTGGATCAACCAGTGAGATTCAAATTGGTGCTTCTATAGAAAATGTAGGTTTTCTAGCACCAAACACAACTGTTGTTGGTATTGGTACAACAATTATACAAGTTACAGATTTTAACCCAGATACGGGAGAATTTGAACCTTTAGATACTGACGTTCCAACTTTGATTCTTAGTGCTGGTGCTATTGGTGTTGGTACAACTACATTTACAGTTGGAATTACTTCAGATTTTGTAGCTTTTACATTAAGTACAACAGCTGATCAACCAGCAAATAATACAAACTTTACTGTCATAAGAACTACGCAGTCTGTAATCGAAGAGTTTGATCCTACAAACAATCCGATTGATCCAGTAACTGTTGCAATCATGGATACCAACAGAGTTGGATTAGGGCATACTGCTATATTAATTAACAATGGATCTCCTGTTGGACCATTCCAATGGAGAGAAGTTTTGGGAGAATATGATCCAGAACCCGCTTGTGGTAATGGAAATAGAGTTTATTATAATGGAGACTATAGTTGGCCTGCTAAACAGGTTTCCACATATTCAACTACTTTCCCATGGACTGGATTGTCAACCTCTATTTTTGCCGTATCAGAAGGCGAAACAGTAACAGTTACTACTGGTAGTACTTTTCCAGCAACTCCCAATATTACAACTTTAAGTGTCAGTCCAACAAATCCCAGTTATAGTGGATGTTCTGCATTAGATGCTGCTATTACTAGTGCAGAGGCAGCAAGAGATGCTCTCATTGCAAAACATGCTCCTGTCATTAATTCGACATTAGCTGGTGCTGCAAGTCTCAGAACTCTTAGGGATAAATTGGAGGGTATTGCATTTACTTTCTTACAAGGAAGAGCAAACGCAGATGCAGATATTAACAAACTCACAAGACAAATAAAAGAATTGGAAGCATTGGACCTCTCCAAGTTTGAACCAACGACGAATATAACAAAGAATAAGTTCTCATCCGATACCACAGGACAGGCGACCACTTAAAGAGGTGTCCACACCCCTTGACAAGTCCTGCCCACCTTGTTATTATAAGTCCACACGCATCGAACTCCAATGATCACCGACCGCGACACTCTAAACTCACTTCAACAACTACAGGAAGATACCGCAGAGTATTTCTGTGATCAAAACTTCCCTATGAGTGGTGAACTCTATTGGACTATGGTTGAGTGTCTCGCTACTGCAAAACTCGCAGAAATTCGTGGAGAGGTTGCTCCTGATGTTGTTTGATGAACCTCTGTTAAATTCACTTCAAGGCACAATGGCTACTATTGACCCCTATTCAGTCAAACGTGAAGCGATTGAAGAATATCGTATGGACATGATTGAAGAAAGAATGTCTAAGATTGAGAAACGATTTGACGATCTTATCTGGCAACTCAAAATTGAATTTTACGAAGGAAAATGACTTACAAAGCAACCCTGAAAGTTCAGTTTGATACTGAATGGACTCCTACCTATGGTGGTTCTGGTATCTATGATGATGAAACTCTGCCTGAGGAGCATTATACCTTTGAGATTCCTTGTGAGGATCTTAACTGTGTTCAACTCTTCCGTTTCTTTGGCACCATTGCCCGCACGATGGGACATAATGACATTGCCATCATGAAAGGTGCATGTTCTTTGGCATTTAATGATATGCGTTCTCACGAGGATATGCGTAAGGTTGCCGAAGAATATGATATGACGATGGATGAGGATTTGAAGGCTAAGTTTGAAGATTGGAAGAAGTTAGAAGAAGAATGGGCACGATTGGAGAAAGGTCCAATGGGTACAGTTATTGAGGAAGATTCTGATGGGAATGTTTGATTACTTCCGATCCTCATATAATCTTGGCAATCACTTCACGGAAACTGAATGTCAAACCAAAGACATTGAGGAAGGTTATGGTGGCACAATGAGTCACTTCTGGTTAGATCCTAATGGTTGGTTGTGGTGTGG